TAGCCGTATGAGGTTCTTCGGGATTGTTATCCAATGAGATGAGCATATCGTTAAACCATTCGGGATGGTTGCATAGTTTGATTAATTGGTTTTTGATGTATTCTGTCATAGGTTATAATATTTTAATAGGTCCTCAATGAATTGTTCCTCTTCTTCAAAATAGTCCTGGTCTAATACATATTGAGATACGTAATGATGATAGAGTGGGCCAAATAATAGGGTAAATAGTTTACCCTTAGCTTCATCGGCAATTTGTTGAAGTTCATCGGCCTCTTCTTCTGAGAGTTCAAAGATTTCGTTTATTATTCGGTCATTGGCAGTTTTCCAAGTTTTTACCAGTTCCCTGGCTTGTTCATGTATCTCTGAAGGTAATGAGTCTAGTATATATTTAAGTTCTTCGGTAATCATAATGTTATTTGTTTATGGGTTTAGCAATTACTGATATGAATCCTTGTGGATATAAGGTATATATAATCTGATAGTTCCCTGTGGGCAAGAAGACTTGCATTATGTTTGCAAGTAATGGGTAGATTTTCCATTGGTTTTCCTCTAGAAAGTTATTCCAGTCATCGAATTCTTCTGGATAATTACCTGATAGTTGGATATGATACTGTTCTTGGTCAGCAATAAATAAATTGGTTACTACCTGTATTTCATCTGATTCCTTTTTATATTGGGTAATTGGGTACCAAAGTCCTTCGGTTTTCCATTTATTGAGTTGGAACAGAGACATGCCCTGTTCCAGTACGTTGAGTAATTTATATAAGTTTACCATAGTGATTATTTATTTAGTTGGTTAAATAATTCTGATACTGCAAGTTGTTGGAAGATTTCTGTTTCCCTGTGGTCTGATTCCCATTTTTCGATAGCATTATAAATGCTGGTATATTGGGATATCATGTCATCATCTTGTTCTTCGTCTTGGATAAATTCCCGAAGATGTTTTTTAAGTCCAGTTATAAGGTAATCCTGATGTTCTGGGGTTAATTGAAGGATTCCGAATAAGATAGCCTCTACCTGTGAGGGTGAATAATCATAATATTGGTCGTCGGCACCCTTTGTTAAGTCCATGTGAGAAATAATGTTTTCCCTTAAGTTTTCGAAGAGAACTTCCTCTGAAGCATATGTGATGATATATCCTGAGATATAATCAGCAAAAGGTTCATCCTCTAAGTCGATTGAGTAAACCTGGATATTGGTATCTTCCTTGTTAATATAAAGACCATCGCTGTAATCATAAGTATAAATGGGATGAGAAGCAAGCAGTTCCCGGATGGCCTCTAAATTTTTTAATTCTTTCATAACGTCTATATTTAAAATTATTTGAGAAATATTTCTCACTGCAAATATACAAAATTATTTCTAAACTTGTTTCTATAATTACTTTTATTTTTATAAATAGGGAGGTTCTGGGAGGTGTTTTGAGTGCCTCCCAGAAGATTTTGTTAATATTGCCCTGTCATAGTAATGATAATGAAAAGGGATTCATCATTGAAATGTACCTGGATAGTATCTCCATAGGAGTTTGACATGTAATGAGAATTAGGGTTAAGTTCTTTTAATGGGTGATGTTCATCCCAATGAGAATTAATGAATTCTATCACGTATTGTTCAAAAGCATCGGATTCTCTGCAGTAGGTTTCTGCCTTTTCGTCATCGTCTATAGGATAATCCCGGAATTGGAGGTTGAGAGTTCCCATATAGGATTCATCCGGATTTGAGATTTCGTTAACTGATTGAGCAGTGTAACCAAAAGCATCAAGAGTTCCATTGAAGTAACCCATAATGTGATTTGAGATTTCGTTAATAGTTGTCATAAGAAATAAGTTTTGTGACCCTGTTCGAGGTCGGTTAATAATTATATTTATTTTCTTTATGCAAATATAGAAATAATATTTTAAATATGCAATAATTAAGGGAGCCCAGATGTTAGTGTTTCTGAACTCCCTGAGGATATATTAACTGATTAGGGATTAGTATAATTCATCGGCCAGCATTGGTTCCTTGGGCTTATTTAATTTCTCTTTAGAACGTCTTGTAGCCCAATTCTCGTAGGGTTTGTAACTAAAGGTACGAGTTGTTTCATCGTATGCAGCATATACCATTTGTTTACGGGATATTCTCCTTCCGTAAGTTTTCTTAAGATTAGCAAACCAATCTAGATACTCCTGTAAAGAGTTAAAGATTTCTTTGTGCCCGTCTAAATCATTTTTAGGACGGGTTTTCCATGTTGCTTCTATATAGCATTGATGTAGGGTGATTGAAATAAAGTATCGGCACCAACTACCACCAAAGATAGTGCCCGTGGAGAATTCTATCTCCCGAGCAACTAATGGACTAACGTTATACTTTGTCATGCGATTGAGAAATTAAGTTGGAAAATCCAGTCGTTTCTATCGAGTTGATTGAATGATATGAACCTCCCATCGTTATCGGTAAATTCATTCATGAATTGAACTGCAGCAGATGCTAATTGCCCCTTATAGGGATTAGTATCGGCAGTTACCATGGATTCGAAAATGAAAGAATAATAGGTGGTATCATAGATTTGTACCTGGTTTATATCCAAGCAATTGAGTTTGTAATCATCCTCTAGTTTGATTAAGAGTCCCATTAGGAAATTAAGAAGACTACCCTGTTCATCAGAGTCAAGTTCAAATGTAGATTTCTTTTCTAAGAAATTGCGAACTACCTTAGTTAGTTCGTCTGCTTGATTGTAAGTTACTGAGTTCGTTTTCATATTTTTGTCTATTTTTAAAATGATATGCAAATATAAGCATTTTTATTTTTATAGAAAAATATATCTATTTTATTTTTAGGGAGGCTGAGGATGTGTATACGCTAAGAAAGGCAGTGGATTAGACTGCCTTTCAATTATTAAGGTAATTGGGGAGTTAGCAAATATAGAGCCTCTCTTATAATTGAACTCTCCATAGGTTCTAAAGAAGGTTCCTTGTACATTAGTCCACCTTTCTTCTTTTCGTTTTCAAATACTTCATGTATGGCTTGCTTTAGTTTAGTAGCTAATATCTCTGATAACTCCTGAGATTTAAGAGAGGTAAGTAACCCATTTCGTATTTCCCTAATATCCTGGTCATTTTCAGTGATAGGTTTTGCTTCTACTAATTCTTGTATACCCAAGTGATATTCATTAAGCAGTTCATACCCCAAATGTTGTAAGTCATTAAAGAATATACTAAATTCATCATAGGTAAGTCTAGTATCAAAACCTACTCCATGATATAGTTGTACTAAAGGGACAAGGATTCTCCTCAGTGTATTGAAATCTTTTAGATGGTCTAATTTTATTCCTGATTCGAGAGGTATTTTATATACCTTTTCACCCTTCAATACTACTAACAGAACCATTAGTCTTGGTGGTAGTCTTTTCTCGTTCATAAGCAAGTTTTTGTATTATAAGTTGTACATAGGTATTTCTCTCTTTATAGATAAACATTACCGAGAGAAGTATCTCATGTTTCGGTAATATCATCTGTATGAAATTGCCTGGGGCAATTACTGTAGCTACTACTGGAGAATCCTCCTGAGAGAAATTCTCTAATATCATTTCTGCCCTCTTAATGGGTTCTGGTTTTGTTGGGTCCAAAGTTAGGACTGGAGCAGTTATACATTCCTTGATGCCCTGTGTTAAGGCATTATATAACCATTCATCTTTTATATCCTCCACTTGGAGGTTTTTCATTGTAATCATATCCTAAACCTATTTAGAGTCCATACACCCAGGATATTAGAGAATACCCATAGTTCCCAGTTTTTGTAAAAGTTATAGGGTTTACTGAATTGAGATATTTGAAATATTATCTGATTTGGTGTTCTAGATAACATTTCTGCATGGCAAGTTAATAATTCAGAAGATAATTGAGCTTTAAAAGCTTTAATAATATCTTCATCACTTTTAGTCTCTAATGAGGTAAGCAATTTAATAAATTCTACCTCTACACCTTGAGACATGTTTACATTTCTGAAGGCAAACTTTTCTTTATTTTCCATATTCGTCATTTTTAGATAAGAACTCTTGAGCTAGTTCATCTTGAGTTCTTTCGATTATGTTCTTTACTATTGTTTTATTTTCTACTCTAGCCCACATATATAGCATGCCCAATTGAGCATCCATATAGCAATCTATAAGAGATGGGTCCTTTCTAAATACATCCCATTGTTTTACGAAATTTGTTCGAACCAAATCCCTATAACCCTGGTCTGATATATCTTCTTGGTCTATATAAGCAGATACCCTTTTTCTTACTTCTAAAAGAATTTTCTCTAAGCTTTCTGGTAATCTAAAATTTTCGGGTAAACTATGATATACCAAAGCATTCGGTATCAATTCCTCAAAAGTAAACTGATTATCGAATAGTTTCTTTGGGTATCTACCTGAAAATATCAATGGTAGCTTATACCTTAGCAACGATGGTACTACGTCGTATATAGCATAATGTCTTCTATATTCTCGGTACAAGTCAAAATATAGATTCTCATCGAATATACCCGATTTCCTCATTATTGCCTGTAAAGTATTATAAGCAGCATTGATATGAGTATTATTCAATTTGAATACTAAGTTGCCATTTTTAATAGCAATGAGTTCACTACAGCATCTCTTTCGTCTAAATAAGTTCATGTGATTAAAATGTAAAGTCAATGTATATTTTCCTTGTTCCCTTGAGAAACTTTTCGTGATTTGAGTCATCATACTTATGACAATTATAAGTCTTAGATGATTTATCATAATGGTCTCTTACCCATACTGGAGCAGTTTCTGTGGGTTTTAATTTAAAGTATGTACCCTGATTAACCTTGTTAACCCGAGTCTCTTTGTAAGATGTCTTTGGTAGTTCCATATTTTTGTCTATTTTAAAATTGATATGCAAATATAATTCTTTCTTTTTAAATATGCAATATCCGGATATAACTATGGGAGCTTACTATTTCGGAGGAATTGAGATGCAAATGAGCCATTCTCTTTTTCTTCTTCCTCAAAGTCTTCATATTGATATAACTCTGGGTCTTCTTCGTCTGGGTCTATACGCATTTCGATTTCTCTACGTAGTTCATGATGTTCTTTAGAGAATGAAGACATAGCTCCCTTATAATCATCAGTAATTTGCATTAGCTCTGCTTTATTAAGGTTAAGACCCTCTTTACTGGTATCTACTCCTTCCTGTTTAGTAGCAACTACTTCAGGTAGAGACTTAATGTCATACCTATCCTCCAATAGTTTAGCCTCTTCTGGTTTATCTAATACCCTTTGTGATTCCAATACGATTTGACGTGCCTCTTCAACGGTGATTGCATTTTGCTGTGTTACGTTGTTCTGTTGATTAAATTGGGCAAAGATATTTGTAGTACTTCCTCCAGTAAGATTACGTACTATTGATTGCAGAGATGTAGAGGATTCAAGCTTTAACTTAAGGGCCTTTCCCAGCTCGGCAGATATAAACGGTACATATTTCCCTCCCTGAGATTCTCTTAGGATATTAACCTGATGGGCTATTTCCATACGGTCTTCCAAAGCCCATGCTAGTTGTTCTCCCATTAATGCTTGTAGTAAATCTTCTGCCTTTTCTTTATCCCATATTCTAGAGCTTAATAGCCTATCTCTCATAAATACACGTATGTAATTGATATCTATACCCATACGATATGAGAATGTATTTATGTCGTATGTGATACCACATAATACACCATTTCCCATTAGCCATTGATTGATGATATAATTATGTATCTTTATCAGAAGTTCATCATTTGGGTTCTTCTGATATTCTAATGCCATTGCAGTAGTCCCCATAGGTCTTGGGAATCTTACCATTTTATTTTCCTTTTCTGACATACAAATGAGATTTTCTGATATCGGAACTTTCATCATAACCCATATACTCTAAATCGAACCTTACATACAGATTCAAAGATAGGTTATAGAAATATCCCTTATATTTTTTCTTACTTACTGATAAATTAAAAGGTTCACCAGAGATTAGGTCCCTGGTGAATACTAAATTACCTTTCCCAGTGATGGGAATATTAAGGCAAAGTTTATAATCTCCTACCTTAAATTTATTCCCATGCAGGTCTGTGATTTCCCTTGCCATAGTTTGCCTTTTTATGGTTCGTAGGTTTTTTGTCTTGTTTACTACGGTTATTGGTTATCCCCTTTTGCTCTTCGATTAATTTCTGAACCTTTGGGAATAACCTTTGCCTTAAAGGAACTACCTGAGTAGCGAAAAAGGCATTCCATAATTTCTGGGTTAATGGTTCTCCTATTTTAAGTTCTGAGATTGACCAGAATTTAGTTTCGAAATTCTTAACTATTTCCCTAAATCGGTAGTAGTATATATTGCCAGTCTTTTTATCTATCCCAATTGTGGTAGTTTGGCAATAATCTAGAAATTCTTTACCTAATTCGGATATAAACTCTTCCCTTTTAAAGTCATAATTCTCTTGGTCGAGTTTAAATAATTTTACGTAATCGATTGCTTCCATATAGATTTAGTTTGTGATTATTAAACGAGGTATACTTTCATCTGTAATCTGAAATAAGTACCCTCTTACATCATCCTCATAATAAGAGGACCAATATGTTCTCCTAACTCTGAAATTATCAAGGATTGCCCCTTTGGGTACTCCAGTAATAAATAAGCAATGCTTAGGCATCATTGGAGTAATCTCAAATTTCTTATCCTTGAAATTACCATAGGTACCGTAGTCGGGCATATTACCCGTAAATCCAGTATTCTGTAATATGTCTTGAACCCGAGTAGTTTGGGGTATTTCCTTTTGATTACATTCTATGGTTAACTTCGATTTGCCTATATATAGGTCTTTAACTATTTCTCTAAACATTTGTATACGATTATATGAGTAATACCATTTTTCTTGAAGTAAAGGTTATTCTGTGAACGTTCCTCTAACTTCTTTAATTCTCTTCGAGATTCAGTACAAATTCTATCAGATTTCCTTAATATATCTGATACATTATCCCAGATTGGTGCCATTGGTTCTACTGGCCCTGCATAGATAACCTTATGTTTAGTTTCTATTTGGGGATATTTAGATTTATACTGATATTTGCCTTTGCAGTAAAGTACGTTATACTTTTCGGGTTCGTTTCTTTTTTCGTTTTCCATTTTTGTTAGGATTAATGTAATCGGATATTTCATCAAGTTGCCCTAAAAGCAATGCTTGGATGAAAAGGTTTATAGGCCTGAAAAAGAAATTCCTTACGTTATTGGTATTTATATACCAATCGTAAACGATAAAGAACTTCTTAATCTTGGAGTGCTTAAGCGAATGTTGGATTAGATAGGACTTACAACATCGTTTATGTAATTCTACCAATTCTTTGTCCTGCTTAAGCATCTCTTTATCAGAGAAGATAGTGTAATCCATTTTGTATGAATTGAGATGCCCAGGTAATTATCCCGGGCACCTGGTTAATAAAGGTTTATGCAACTTGTTCTGGTTTGAGGACTTTCTTTCTAAAGTCCTCGTATGCTTTAGCAGCAGCCTTGAATTCCTTGGAGTTCTGGTCCTTGATACGAGCCATTGCAAGTTCCAATCGATGGAGTTCGTTTCGAGTTTGTTGTCTCCATTTCTTCCGAGCAAGAGTATCAACTACATCGGCAGGATATACGTATTTAACTTCCCGATTAGAAATTACCTGTTCGATGATGGATGGTTTTTGTTGTTCCTTAACTTCCTTGACAACCTGTTCCTTTTTGGAAGTTTGGGTTTTGGGAGAGAGTTCTACCAATTTAGCATTGGCAAACTTAGTGGCAGCTTCTTGAGCATCTTTTACCAATTCCTTTTTAGTCTTTTTGGCCTTAGGAGCAGAAGCCTTAGTAGTCTTAGAATTTTTAATTCCTTCAAGTTGTTCAGCAACCTTAGTTGCAACGAGGTTAGTAACCTTGGTTTCATTCTTTTTCATAACGTCTATATTTAAAATGTTAGTAAAATGATTAATTTCTTTTTCTGATACAAATATAAGAACTTTATTTTAAATAGAAAAATTTTATTTGAATTATTTTCTATTTGCTCGGGTTAATCGGCTAGGAAGTCGAAGATTTCTGGAGGATAGTTAATTTCATCCTCTGGGTCATTTATGTAATCTTCGTAATCCTCGTTATATTTATCGTAAATGTTATCTTGTGATGTATTTGGTACCCTTGTACATCTTTCAGGATATTTCTTTACGAAGTCATAGGCTTCTTGAGTAGTCATTACCTTGTCTGAGGTAAATTCGTAGGTTACATAGGAATAAGTTTCACCCAATCTAGAAACTTCATATTGCTGGTATCCAGATTTCTCAATCTTATAGATTTGATTTTCTGGAATCGTTTCTATTTCTACCCTATATTTATACCATTGCTTCTTTTTCTCTTCCCTTGGTTTAATTCCCAGGCTATCTGAAAGATAATGTAACCTGGTCAAGGGACTTTCTAAACGAGAAGGAGCAATGCTCACTTCCTCTATGGGGGCATTATTCTTACTCCCTAAGTAAAGTAGCATTGCTCCTATGGCAATTAATAAACCCTTAGTTATTTTAGTTTCTGAGTTCATAACCTGTAGTTTCGAATTTATTTTTAATGTTCTTTGCAAGGTATTTACCTTTTGATTCTGCTTGATGTAACTCGTTGCAGATTTCATAAGGTACATCATCATAGCGATAAACTCGATTACCTTTAAAAGCAACCCAAAGTTGTTTTTTCTTTGAGTCATAACCAAAGCCCTCAATATTAGAGGATTCGCAAGGAATCATTTTGACTCCGGTGTTCATTTCTACTGATTCTAAGTATTCGTTCTTTTCCATGTCTATATTAAAATTTTAAAAGTGTTAGTTCTGGGTGGAATTTGAGATTTGCCCTCTGGAATATTGCCCAAGTACCAAGTACTCCCTGAGAATTAGTGTGTACCCATTCATCTTCCATTCTGAATAATATATGTGAGCATACCATCATCTGATATTCATTTATCATGTTTATCAGTTGAGGTGTTTGCTCTATGTCAACATAAAGTTGAATGTGCTCATCTAGTGCTCGAATTATTTCGTCATCCTCAATCTGAAGGAGTTTTTTGATTAAGTCTTGGGCAATATCATTTCCATTTTTAACGTCCTCTTTGATTGAGTTGAGTGATTCAATCTGAATACCAGCAATGAGCTTTACGATGTCTTTTGTTTCCTTGTCCATAATTAAATTTTCTTTATGCAAATATACTAAAATTATTTTATATAAAATACTCTTTTAATAAATACAGAGGTAAGTGTTAGCGGATTCTATTGAAGGATCTTAGGTTAGGATTTAATACCCTTCTAACCGTTACTTTTGATACTCCGAATAAATTTGCTAGCTCTCCTATTGATTCACCTCTTTTACTTCTATAGAGTATTTCCTTTCTTTGAGTTTTAGTTAATTTAGCGTTTGGATTAGCAGCTCCTCTCCTTGATATCCCGTACATTGGGTTTTTATTACCCTTTAAAGTTCTCCCATCATTAATACATTGCTGCATATTTTCAGCCTGTGTACCCCAGTAAAGGTTCCTATATCGATTATGAGTTACCACATTATCTCTATGACATACACAAGGTTTATTTTCTGGGTTTGGAATATAGGCTAAGGCTACTAACCTATGTAAATACCAACACTTACCTTTCTTTTGAACAAAAAGATAACCTCTTTGATTATGGTTTGGTTTTACTTTATGCCATTCATTCTGAGTTAATTTACCAGATTTATGATATCGGCTCCATAAAATACCCAACCTACTTATATAATATCCCTCTAAACCTGGTATATTATCTCTTTTCATTTACAAAATCATTTTTAAAGATTAGCCCATCTCTATTCTTTAACTTTTCGTATACCGAATTGGGCAATAACACATCCCTTGACCATCTCATAAAGAATTTAGATGGTTTCTTTTCTGGATTAAGGAGTAATTGCCTCTGTTCTGTAGAGAATTTAACCCTTTCATCTTCTAACATGAAAGTAGGAAGTTTAGTGAATTCTGCTTGAGAGAAGGAGATTACGTTCTTACCAACTTGGGCCCTTAATGGTTTCTTCCTTTCCTTATAGAGATATGGGATAATCTTTTTCGAGGGTCCCCCAAGAATGCTAAAACCAAAGATTACCATTGGGTCAAATTTATCTGCTTTTGGGTCCTTAGCTCGTTTAATACATCTTGCCATCCAAGAGAATGAATTTGGATATTGCTTATTGTCTGTTGCTTCTCCCACATCTTTTTTATTGAACTCAAATCCAGGAAAGTGAAATAGAAAATCTTCAGTAAGGATAAATACAAATCCCAATCCCCTAAGATATTTAATGATATCTTGTTGGCCTTTACCCTCTTCAATCATTTTCTCTACATCTGCAAGAATGTCCTCCCTTGGTGATTCCAATTCCTTAGTTGTAGACCCTGCAGGTCTTCCTCTGCCAACATTAGGTGCCTTAGCAGGCAATGTACCAGATAACCTATCTAAGTATTCTTTGAAGTTATCAATATCTTGTTTATTAGTAAGAGTTACTTCTACTCTTATGGGACCGTTATGCTGTACCTTTGGACCTGAATTCATCTCGGTATAGGCATCTACCAACCTATCGGATAATGGGGTACCATTCCCTGATAGTGTAGTGATTCTAAGTTTTGGTTTATATACTTCTTGTTCCATTTTCGACTTAATTAGAAAATAAAAGGCCTGAACAATTTTTATATTGCCAGGCCTTCTACCATTATTAACGAATACTCAAAAATATGATAAGTAAAAGTAAAAAGTGCTCTTATTAATCTTCTTCTTTAGCGGCCTTCTTTTTCTTCTTGTCTTTGGCCTTCTTATCTTTCTTATCGGAAGCCGGTTTTTCTTTTACCTTTTCTTCCTTCTTTTTCTTAGTTTCCTTTTCCTCCTTGGGAGCCTTACCTGAAGCAAGTTTTCTTTGCTCCATACGATATTTTTTCTTCTCAGCCGAAGTCATTTCTCTGCCATCGATGAGAGGATAATCGTATTTGGTAGCTGTTCTACCGCCATTTCCTTTCTTTTCCTTTTTCTCTTTGGCAGCCTTCTTCTCAGCTTTTTCCTTCTTCTCTTTTTCCTGGAGTTTTACCAATTTCTTGTTGTTCTCTTGGTCAGCTTCAGGATAGGCAGCAGCAACTTTGTCTCTTTCCTTATTGAGCTTGTTTACAAGTTCGGTAACCTTTTTACCATGTTTCTTGTCTTTGGTCCAATCCTTAGTAGGGTCCAACTTGTTCTCTTTAAGGTAAGCATCCAAAGCTTTCTTAGCCTTGGTGAGTTCCGGAGTCTTGGATTCCGATTTACTCTTCTTTTCTGTTTTCTTAGCCATTTTCATTTATATTAGGTGAATAATTGAATTTCCTATTTACATAATACCATAGTTATACCTTCCTAATTTGGGTTGGGATTTCTTTAATTTCTAGGATTTCTAAACTGCATTGTTTTAAAACTGCCTCGAGTTGAAGTATATCTTCTACCTCTTTCTGAGATAAGTCAGTAAAAGTTTGTTCAAAAGTTTCTTTTTGTTCTCCTCTTATAAAATTAAATTGGGCAACGATATAAGTCCCATGAAGTTTTTTGTTCAAAGCCCCTTTAAGAGATATGAGTTTTCTTTTCAGATAATTACTCTTCAACCTATGGGATTGGTATTCGCCTTTCTTACCCTTACTAAGAGCTACCTTTTTAAGGTACGAAACATAATCTAATTCTCTGAGAGTTTGATTAATGTTTCCCACTAATAATCTTAAGTCTTTTTCCATTTGGGTCTTTGCATTACTTGGTTAGATACTTCCTGAGTTTCTTCTGATAGCATTTCTCTTGCCTCATTTATTATATTGATGGCAAGTTCCCTTTCATCTGGTCCCAGGTTTAATTCTTTATCTTCTAGTGCATCAGTATAAGTATTTATTAGATTATCCAATGCAAGTATTCGAATGTTCTTTCGAATTGCTAATTTCTCTTCTTCCATGGGTATAAAAAATTAAAGCCCACTACCTTCGCAGGCAATGAGCTTTTGGCTGAACAACGTCCTAAGTGTAGATGTTATTCATATGAACTTAAACTCTAAATTTATATAGCAAACATATGGGATAGTAGTTAGTAAGTTAGAGTTTAATCTTCTGATTCTTCCTCTTCTTCTTCCTTAGCCTTTTTGTTTTTCGGAGAACAAATAACGCCATGTCCTTTCTTAGACTTAACGGTAAGAGTTCCCGGAACGAATGAAACTGAAGTTGATACCGGTTTGCCATCCGTAACCAATACAGAAGTAACCACTACACCCTGATAGCCTTCCTTGTTCTTAACGGCATAACCAAAGTTCATTACCTTGGATTTGTCGTTAATGGCAATAACGTCGATTTGCTTGCTGTTAGGGCGTTGTTCAGCCGGCCGATTCTTGAGTGCCTCTTGACGAGCTTTACGTTTAGCTTCTTTTTCGGGGTCTTTTTCCTTATCCCCTTTCTTCTTGGAGTCTGATTTCTTTGTTGCCATAATTTTTAATGTTTTATAAGTTAATGGTTATTATAAGTAAACTTCTACGTTTATTAATAGTTGATAGTAAAGGTAGGGAAATTTCCCTACCTTCTTTTAAATCTTGAATACAGTTACCAGATTACTTTTTCCCTTTCTTGCCCTTACCTTTGGCTTCTTTCTTTGCCGGCAATTTGAGACCGAGTTCTTTGGCAATTGCTTTACGGAGTTTTTCGACATCGTCTTCATCGTAATCGTCTGGGTCAGTTTCAAGGTCTTTGTCGTCGCAGACATCCTCAAGTTCTTCGAAGTCCATTTCGGCAAGTTCTTCACCGGTCAGTTCTTCCTCTTCGGAATCATCATCATCATCATCTTCCTCATCGTCATCATCCGATTCCTCTTCTTCTTCCTCTTCGGAATCATCATCATCATCATCATCATCTTCCTCATCATCTGATTCTTCCTCTTCTTCTTCCTCTTCGGAATCATCATCATCGTCTGATTCTTCCTCTTCTTCTTCCTCGTCATCGGATTCAGAACCAAAAAGGTCTTCGGCTTCTTCGGCAGAAAGCATGATAGGAGCAGGGATAATCTTTACTGAGCCGTCTTCGTACTTAATGATGATTGCACCATTGATTTCTGTTCTGGAAACTTCTTTCAGTTCCACTTCTTTTTTCTTCTTAGCCATTTTCGTAATGTTTAAATTGGTTAATAATTTATTTATATCACTCTGTTATAAGTTTCTTTACCAGTATGGATTTCTGAGTATACCCAGATTTTAATAATTCCTCCTGAGCAATATTGAATTGTTTTATCTCATCTAGAGTTGTCTTTAATTCTAATTGAGATTCAATTGTTATTGCCTGAGAGGCAAGTTCCTTGTCACCTTGATAAGTGACTATCTTAAACTTCTTACCTGCAAATGGGTTTGCTGGTTGATGTGCTGTGATTTTAAAACCTTCGTTATTATTCATTGCTATATTTAATTTTAGTTATCCCAGGAATACCCACCTTCCCAAATACTTCGGTATAGGATTTGTATTTCCCTTTTATCATTGTTTTATAGTTATCGGATAATCGAATTGGGTAGACCCATATTTTATTTTCTATCATCCTATTTGTCATTATATAAGCATAAGACCTTCTAAGTTTAATACTCTCTAATGGAACAAACCCTTGAAATAATAGAGACTTCTTAATAAACCTTTCTTTAGGCAAATACCCTAAAAATTTAAGTGATGCCTCATCGAATATTTCAAGCATATCCCTTTGTGCTTTGATAAATAGTACCTTTTGTATTGGGATGTTCATCTTCTTTCTTAAATATAAAGCCAATGAACTTACCAATGGAGGATACTGCAGGAATAACAGATTGAATTTATGTTTCTCCTCTTGACTCAGCCTGTTGTAAATCCTGTAGGATAGCAAGATTGATTTGTAATCTCTTTTGCCTTGTATACTTGGGAGATATGCCTTGCCGTTGTCCATAGAGTTTGATTGAGTACCTTTCATTGAATTCCTTTTTTCCTTTAGACTTAAAGACTCGGTGCATTTGTACCATAAATCTTCTTCGTCGGTGTTTATCTATGTGATATTCATCGGGCATTATGAACTTCCTTGCTTTTACGAATTTACCCTTAAACCAGAATTTAGTACTACCCTTTTTAAGAAGTTTACCATTCATATCGGATAATTCTCTAATGCCTTGTTTTATAAGTTTCCTCCCAGATATTATATGGATATACTGAAGAACATCTACACCATAAAGATAAACTAAGGTAACCTTTACTTGGTGTCTAGTAAAGTATGGTATACCGGTTAGATGTTTCCTATATAATTTCTTTTCAGTAACAATCTTATTGGTAGTATCTGGTCTCCAAGTCCATATATAATATCTATCTGGTCGTATGGGTCCGTTGTTACTTTCCTTTAGTTTTACCATTTATATTCCTCTTTGCCATTCTATACCAAAGATTGATAGATTTCTCATTTGCTTCGGGGAATTTCTTTTTCATTCTCCGAATAACTCTATCAAGTTCAAAACCTTTTGCAGTTAATTCGAATACATAAGATTTCTTTGTACCCTTGATAAGATTAAATTCATCCCTTTCTCTTGGTGGTTTCTTTTCTCGAGGTTTCTTTATCCCAGGAACTCGTTTGGTTCTTCTTTGCCCATTTTCCCCTTCTTCTCCGAGAAACCCAAGCCTTAATCGAGAATTTCTTAATGGGTCATCTTTCGAATACCCAATATTTTCTAATTGCTTATCCATCCAATCGTCATATTTATCAATTAACGATTTATCGGGCTTTTCTTCTGATACATTGATATAATGTAATAAGTCAAATACCCCAGCAGAACAAGCATCAGGGAAAGGCATCCCTAATATGATAGCCTTTCTCTTTAAATCCTTATAAGTCATGTTTCTCCCAGAAGCACCAAGGAAATTTGATTTCTCCTTGGATGGGGCTTTCATGTCTTTTCTACTCTTTTTTGCCATATCATCAATATTTTTAAATATTCATTTATTTTCTTTGCAAATATAAGAATAAATAATTTAATCTTATCTTATTTCTCTATTTATTTTTATAAAAATCCGAGGTTTTTGCTCGGTTCGCAGCAGTGGATTTAGGTTTTTTATGCTTTCTCTTGATATGTGTGTTATAAGCCATATCCAATTTCTTAATATTGAATTCTATGTTGTTCACTTGATTATAGTTTACTGCTTTTTCCACACAGCAACGGTACTCTGGCCAGAATTTTTGTCCAAGCTTAACAGATTCGGTTTTAATCATGAACTTAGATACCATAAAACCAAAAGTATCAGCATCATCTTTAGTTTTGAATACATACATGTAAAATCTACTAAATTCATCTACTACTTCATCCAAAGGTCTTACTGGTAACAATAGATAACCATCAGTATATAGGTCCTCAGATATTAAAGCTACCCAATACTTTTTCTTTCCTGGTTTTACTTTATACCTAAACCTTTCCTTGAGTTTAGTGTGCATCCAATCTGGTACCCTATTAAGTAGGTATTTGATATATATCTTATCCTTCTTATTCGACCGCCTTTTAAATGCAGATGGCTGTTGTAGCATCCTTGGAAGTATTCTAAAGTTATTCCACCTATCAAATTCAAGAATTAATCTTAGAGTATCTATGTCCCATTCATCCTCAGACTCCTTTAACCTCTTCATGTTTCTCTCTATATTTTTAGAGTTTACCTTTGGGAGTAATTGAGCTGAGTCTCCTGTGAATAAGCTTGCTTCTTTTCTTTTTAATCGTTTCTCTAAACATCCCTCCATATAATCTTGGAAATTCCTCTCACAGGGGCAATCTGGTCGAAAAATAGAAGTGTGTTTCTCAAAAAAATCCGAGAATAGCCTAAAGAATTTCTCTGACCGTTCCCGGATTTCAAGATACTTGTAATGAGATAACTTTAAAATTTCACCAGCTTCCCATGAAGATTTACTTTCTGATAGTTGAAGGAATAATGATTGTTGTTCTTTATCAATTAAACAACTCCAGGCTTTTTGTTGAGCTTCGTTCATAACATTAAATTCTCCTATATCTCATTATACTATCAATTGCTTCATTGGTTATCTGATTAGGGTTATATTCCCCAGAATTAGCATAAAGCTTATCTGGGTCATGATTTAAATATACACTATAGATAACGTTGTCAAAAGGTAACCATACTTCCATTCTTCCCATTTCGGGGTATATAAGAACTTTTACCCTTTTACAAAGATGGTCAACCTCTAATACTGTAGCATCTACTCCCTCATAAGGATAACCCCGTAATACTAAGTAATCTCCAGGCTTTACATTTACTAAATCATCTACTGAAAACTTCTTATTCTCTCTAGCAATACGTTTAAATCGCCTTACTTCTTTTCTACTACAAGTAGCCACTAAAGAAAAATCATCAAAGTCTTCTGCATTGTCAATCCTTACCTTTTTCTTTCTTGGGTGCATTGTCTCGGTATTACGTAACCAAGTTCTGATACCAGATATATTCCTACGTAACTTATTAAGAAAGGGCCTTGAGAATGCTAATTTAGTGGGCATTCTCATAAAACCATAATTGAATAATACTGGTACTTCTTCGAATACCATCTTACCTTTTGTGGTTTTTCTTAATACGTTTACCATAGGAATAATTGCCTTGATTTGGTCATACCCCTTTTCTTTGAGTTCTTTATTGATTTTATCACAGTACTTCCTTTCAAGGTAAAATATACAATATGAGTATGGGGTATGCTTCTTCATAGGTTACCGGTTTTTAATAATTAACTTAGCTTGTTTATGTACTAACTTATAGTTTACATTCTTCAATATGTCACTAGCCATGAATACATAAAGAATCTCACCTATCTTTGGTACATCAATTACCATAATATTGGCTTTATCGAATAGTGGTTTATAGAATACGGGAGATAAATCCTTTCCAACTACAAAGAAAAATTCTTCTGAGGGCATTGAATTATATCTCATACAGAGTATGGGAACTTTATTTGCTCTTTTTGCATCCTTAGAAGCTTGTTCCCAGAATTTCAATATATCGCATCCCTTATTACCTAAGAGTAGATGTTCAAACTTAATCTCTTTATAATTCTTGCATTCGATAGATATCTTACATCTATGAGCATGCCTTTCATCAGTACAGGTTAAATCGGAAGTGGAGTCCTTGTTTGAATGCCAAGCTCCACTCCCTGCTCTATTCCTTTCAAATTTGTACCCGGTCCATTTCGTAAAAAACCCGGCAATTTTTCTTTCGAATCGATTTCCTTTATTCTTAGAGTTCATAATATAATGGTGTATTGTATTTTATATACCATTATAGTAATTGGTACCTACTCAGGCCTTGGGTCTTTTCCACTTGCAGAATTTTGGTATTACCAAGAGAAAGTGAATCTAAGTGGGTTATCAAGAATAGAGTTTTCTCTTTGAATATGTGACGTATTAGTGAGGTAACTACTTCTACATTATCTGAACTTAAAGATTCAAATACCTCATCGAGAAATGCTAAGTTAATACCCTTAGAGGCAGTTAAAGCCTCATTCATTGCAAAAGCCATTGCTACACAGACCAATTGTTTCTCGCCACCTGATAGTTCATCGTAATCTATAATCATCCCATCCCTTTCAATAAGAGTAACAAATTCTTTTCTAGCAGTACCCAAATCAATATTAAATTCGACCCTAAATCCCAATACCTCTGAATACTTATCGAGGCATTTATTTAAGAACTCAAGTGATGAATCAAATAGGTAAGCCTTAATCCCATTATTACCCAATGGGTCATTAATTAACCAGTTATAATTCTCTAACTCTAACTCTTTATTGTGAAAGTCTTCATCAACCTTCCGTAAATTCTTCCTAATCTCCTTAAGTTTTTGTTTATACTTTGGAGACATGACCTTAAGCTTTTCTTGCTTGAGCTTAGCCAGGTCTTCGTCAATAGAAGCAATATCAGAAGCAATATCATCACAGTCTGATTTTAATTTCTTATACCTATCATTTACACTACTAAGTTCTTCCAACCTCTCTAAAGCCTCTTGATACTCTTTATCATATTTGTCAAGGTCAGAAAACGCTTTATATATTGATTTAGCATCACGTAACGCACGTTTGTAGTGACCGGCTTCTAACTGTATTACCAATTCTTTGATTACTTTCTTAAGGGGTACATTCGATAAATTCTTTGCATCTTTTATCTTACCCCTCAAATCAAGGATTAGTTCATTTTGTTTTTTAATCTTTATCTGAAGCGAAGCATCTACTTCATCCTTGATTTGTTTTTGTTTTTCAATTAGTAGCTTAGTTAGCTTTTCTCTATCTTGCTTTAACTCTCTTCTTTCTTCTTTAATTTTTTGCTTGAAAGATTTTTCTCTATCTCTCATATCGAAGTAAGCCTCCTTATTAGCCTCTAATTCTTTCTTAAGCATTTGAGACTCATGTTCTACTTCGTTTATTTGAGATACCAAGTTATTTTTATCTTGTAATGCAATGCCTTTAGCAAGGTTTAAGAACTCCAAATCGAATACTTCTTCGAATATCTTTTTCTTATCAGAATTAGATTCTTGTATGAGTCTTTTTATACCTTGCCCAAACATAATTGAGTTCATAAACAGAGTATATGATAGGCCTATCTCTCGGTTTATAGAATCCTGTATCTTCCCCTTCCCTTTGATATCAACTATATCCCCATCTTTCATGAAGATAAGTCTGTCTTTACCTTTAGCACCATCCTCAAGTACTTCATCATACTTTTGACATCTAACTATCTTATATGTATGAGAATCTTTCTGAAAATATACTTGTACCTTAGTACCCTTGTAATCTTTAGGCCTTACTTGCTTCCAAGTATTTACCTCAGAAACACCCTTTAGGTTTTTCCCATATATTGCCCATACCAAGGCAGAGAGAATAGTTGATTTCCCTTTCCCATTTGGGGCCTTGATAAGTATGGTACAAGTTGGGTTTAATTGTAGGTGTAAGGATTCTATTGAACAAAATCCTTCTGCCTCTAAGTTTAAGAACGTTAACATGACTCAGCCTTTTTAAGTGTTTCAATTAATAGATTAGTTTTAACCTCATCTTTAATACCTTTCTCTCTTAGGTATCTCTTTGCTAGAGACTTCTTAGAAAGTTGCTTAGTAATCTTATGTTTGTTATTAACTGGAGTACTAGCTTTTTGAGGGATTACCGTATAATAATTGCCATCATCATTAATATCCTCTTCCCTTTCTACATCGATGAACTTTGGGAAATTTTTCAAAGGTACAAACTTCAGAGACAAATCTTCATAGATTTTCCAATACCCCAATTCACATCCCCTATCGGTTCTCCTCTGATGGTTAGGGGCTCCAATCATATAAACCTTCTTTGATAGTCTTTGTGGTTTGTGTATATGCCCACATAATACTAAATCGAACTTATTGAGAACATTCACATTTAAGTTTTCTACGGAATCTATTTCCCTACCATCGGTATCTTTTGCACCAGGATAATCGGTGTGTAGTAAAAGAATATTCTTTTTACTTTTATCTAATTCTAACTTCTTTAAGTATTCACTTAGACCCACGTTATTATCAATATAAGGAACCCCATATACCATAATATCTTTATGTGTAGAAGATAGTTGGGTTTTTTCATAATCTAATATCATGATACCATACTTCTCTACTTGATAAAGCCAGCTAAAGGGTTTAGTACCAACCTTACTTATTTTCTTAATATCATGATTTCCAGATATGGCATATATCCAAAATCCTTCGATTAGTTCATTATAACATATCTCTGCTAATTCTTGGTCCATTGTTTCGGCCTTATGAAATAAGTCTCCACAAAATAATGCAGGACAGTTAAACCTTCTACATAATTTCCGTATAATCGACAAAACCCTGAAACTATTCAGGGTCCTGTGATTGTTCTCATTAAACTTAGCCCATAGATTTATATGTAAATCTGAAAAGGCTATTGCTATTACTTCTTTCCCCATATCCTATCTAAATGGTAATTGATTTGTTCCGTTCTCATACCTAAATCGAGCTCAGATATACAAATAGTGGGTATTTCCCAATTTGCAAGCAATTCCCCCATAAGAGATGATATCTGAACTTGGAAGAATCTGTTAAGTATTCTCTTACCATTATCTTCCATTGACCAATGCTTATAAGTATCTAGATTTAATGGTAAGAAGATTGCTACATCACATTGATCTTCCATTAAAGTCTTACATTGACAGAAAAAATGTTCCATTTCACATTCTGGTAAAGTTCTTGATTGCTTATACCAAAAATAAGCAGCCAAATCTGCATAACTCCTATCAGTTACGAAGTATTCTCTATCCTTGAATAACCTATTCCTTTTGTTCATAAGTTGATAATCTGCTTTATACATTGCCTCCGAACCGAGGGATAATATTTCATTATGTGATACCCCTTCAGTAGCAGGTAATAAATCTGACATACTACCAGAAATAAAAGGTAGATCTTCTCTCTTAGCTACATACTTAGCTAAAGTAGTTTTCCCTATACCAGAGGGACCCACAAACATAATTCTCTTACTCATGATGTAATGCTTTAAATGGTTTTATAAATTCATTTGTCAAAAATGATGCTAAAGAGTATTCGATACAAAGTTCTTTGAATTTCTCATACTTAAACTTCTTCTTTGACTTAATTGGTAACTTATCCAATGGATTATGTCTTACAAACCAGAAAAGGTCGATTAACTGTTCATTCCTTTTCCATATTTGAAGATATTCTTTGTTCTTACTCTGGGCAATAAACTTCTCAATTCTACCCTCATCAAGGATTTTCCTTGCTTTTACTGGGCCTATACCCGGGAACCCTGGTATATCATCGGAAGTATCTCCAACCATTGCAAGGTACTCTACCGTTTCATGAGAATGATAACCGAATAATTCTTTGCAGTTATCCATTCTTATCATCTCATCTTTTCTGGGATTATATATCCTCAGGTTATTTGATAGCAACTGGTTAAAGTCTTTATCCGATGATATAAGTATCATTTTCTCGGATTGGAATTTTTTAATTGCAAGGTATGCTAAGAAGTCATCTCCTTCATATACTGTAGATTTCTTTTTATCGAAGATATAATTAATTCTTAGCATACCCAGCATTTTCATTATAATTGCCTTTTGCTTTTGCAATGATTCGTAATCTACAGATATATTTTTCCGATGCTCCTTATAATTGGGTAATAACTCCATCCTTACTGGTGAATGACCATTATCAAATGAAACATAAACCTCATCCGGTTCGAACCTTGTAAGATACATATGTAGAGATTTGAAAAATCCGAATATTGCCCCACTCGGTTTACCATCTGTAGATTTAAGTTTTTCAAATTTGTGAAAAGATTGATGCAAAATATTCTCGCCGTCAACTAATAATATTAATTTTTTATTTTTCATATTTATTTTTATATTTAATATAATAATCTGATATTAGTTGATATCCCAGCCCGGTTATCTCTGATACCTCTTTTCTAGTAAACCCCATACCTATCAACTTAGGTATATATGACCTTTGAATCTCTGTACCTTCTACCTCTTTCTTATTCATCGTCTTCCTCCTCCTCTTCTGAATCTGAATAGTTTTCATATTCTACACCATCGACTGGGAATAGATTTGTTTCTATTTTCCCCAGTTGTTTTTTAGTAGTACCTATGGTATTTACTCCAGCTTTCCGTAAAAGTTTTCTACGAAGTTCATCGTCTTCTTCCAGAAGCTTTTGGAATTTCTCTTCTCCTCTTGCAAGAGTTTTCCCTTTCAATTTATACCCACCAGTAGTTTTTTCGATTACATCGGTATCTACCAATACATCTTCTAAAGCATAGCATCTATCAAACCCGACTTCGTGGAATTTAGGATTGAAATATACAGGGCATTTGCTGATTGTAGGTCGAGGAGGCGCAACTTTATTTTTAATAAGTCTGATAGTGACAAGTTTCCCAGCTTTCCTTTCTTTCCCATTTTGTTTAATGGTAACAGACCTTCCTGAATAGAAAGCAGCTCTGATTGAAGCGTAGAACTTAAGTGCTGCACCTCCTGTAGTTGTTGTATTATCTTTTCCAAATCCGACATTTAAAGCAGTTCTTAATTGGTTAATATAAATCTGAGATACTCCCAGCTTGTAGAATAACTCACTTCTGATACGGAAGTATTTGTAAAGAGCCTTTGCTCTACCTCCCATCTCTGCCTTACCATCAACCATCTTAGCATCTATATTATCAGTACAGTCAGTAGCTGCAATGGAATCGATTACTAAGAGTATCGGTTCATTGTGAGTTAATTGAGAACGTAAATAAATTGCTAAGTCTGCCACTACGTCTGCAATATATTCAATACGGGTATCATTAACAATAGTTACTCTTGCAGGGTCTACTCCATTGATTTCAGCCCATGAATTCATCCATGATTGTTCAGCATCTACCCATATCACATGACCTCCAAGTTGTTGAGTAGCATAAGCAAAGTTATAAGCCACCAAAGATTTACCAGAGGATTCTTCTCCAGCAATCTCTACGATTTTACCATAAGGAATACCCTTACCGAATAAGTAGTTCAAAGCAAAGAAAGTAGATGGTATATATAAATCGGTATCAGTTACTTCTGAAGCTAATTTAATCATACTCCCATATTTCTTTGCCATCTCATTTGCTGTTGGTACTTTTAAACCAACCTTAGATTTCTTTGCCATAATGTAATGTCTTTAAACTAAAGAAGGTGATAACAGAACGAATCTAATTACCACCTTCGAATGAAACCATATTACTAACCCTTAAATATCCGATTTGTATTTTCTTTTCTTTTTCTTAGGTTCATCATCTTCCATGTAATGGTCTTTGTGAACTCCCTTTTTCTTTTTCTTCTTTGACTTATCATCCTCATCGTCATCCCCATGGTCTTCGTTTAGATACTGTGAAAGTAAATCTTCCAACTCATCATATGATTTGATTTGAGAACGAACTATCCCCTCAAGGTCAATTGTACCTTGATATTTCTTGTCCAATTTAGTTGGTTTGCAAGCACGGGCAGAATAAGTGGTATCTAGTTTACCAGACCCGGAACGAATTACCTTGATATCGTATCCAGTTTTTGGGTCTGTCATATCACCTGCCTCATCTTCATCAAGGTAAAGGTCAATGATATCCTGGTATACTGAGCGAGGAACTAAAACTCCCTTATCTTTGCCTTCGTAATCTACCTTACTACCCTTTTCATCTGAGTAGATGATACCACCAATAACATATCTTCTTCTTGGTACCAGGTTCTTGGCAAGTTCCTTGTCATCTTCATCCTTGGAGTTTTTCAATTCTTGATATTTCTCCATGAATGGGCAAGGTTCATCAAAAGTAGCCGGAGATATAACTCCTCCCAAATTTCCACCCAGGTAAAATTGAATAATTTCGATACCCAATTCTTGGTCATCACCTGGAGATTTAATTCTCATTCTCAGGGTTCCTTCTTTTGGATATACCAACCCACTGCCATTTCCCTTAGATTCTAGCTGTTTCTTTCTAGCTAGCATCTTTTCTTTTGTAGAAAGTCCCTCTGATGAAACTTTCTTTTTCTTCTTGTCTTTTATCATAATGATTAGTTTTAATTATTCGGTTCTGAGTAAACTACTTCGTTCATACTCAATACGGTAAGAACGTTTTTCTCTAAAAGTTGTTTGAGAGCAGGAGATAGTTTGTCCGTTTCGAATTCAAGTTCTTTACCTGCATACAAACCATAGGTAACTATTCTACCTACAGCAACCAATTCTCGGTAGGTTTTGTATTCTTCTGTAATTTCCCCACTCTTTACTACAACCCCTTTACGAGGAACTCCCTCTTTTACTTGTTCAGGGATAATCAAACCGGATTTAGTTTGATTTACCTCCTTTGGAGATAAAATAAGTACCCGGTTTTCTGTTGGGCATCCGGGTAATTCTTGATTAAATTTCTCAGCTACAAGAGGTGAGATAAATGTCATTGAATAATTCATATTCTAATACTGTTTTTAAAAGTTAGTAATTGTTTATAGTTCAATGGGTTAACCCTTTCTTAGATTCGCATTAATAGTTCTTAGTATATTCTCCCGACTCTCATAGGCTTTACATATAGTTATGAACTTATTTGCTTTTTCTACAGCTTTCAAATACCTTTCATTGATAGAAGAGTATTTCTTGTTAAGGTTTGCCTTATGAGATACGTATTCATTATTCCATCTCTCATTAGCATCCTTATAATATAACCAGGCATTCGAATAAGCTTCTTCTTTTTCCCTTGCTAGAGCATCTCTTTCTTTTATATACTTATCTCTCAAAGAAGCAAGTACATAATAACTAGAAGGAGATTCTCGTAGCTGAGAATTGATGATATTCTCATTGATAGATAATTCCTTTTGAATATCAATCTCAATAAGTTTACCTTCGAACTTAACCCTTAGTTTTTTCAGTTCCGTCTTCATAAACTTCTAATAGGTTCTTAAAGTCTTTTTTACTAAATTCTCCCTTACTTATTGCTTTAGTTACTTGAGCAAAAGCCATTTGATAAGAGAGTTTCATACCAGGCAAATTAAGAAGAGATTTATAGATGCTTACCTTATCTACCAAAGCCATTAATCTTAAGTCACATAAGTTATCGGTACCGCCTCTATCGAGTAATGCCAAAAATGCAGCCCAATAAATATGGGTGGCATCTTCATAAGCAAGTTTACCATCCTCATCCGTAGCCATTACTTTAAAAGCCAATCCCTCTAAAGTAGTAAGATTAGTTTGTACTTGAGATAACTGGGTCTTTAATCGGTTAAGTAACATCTTTTCTTGTCCACTCAACCTTAGATTAACCCCATCTAAATACTTAAGTAAATTTTCGATAGAATAACCTAAACACCCTGCAACCATATAAGTAAGGGCAGTTAGCTTACTTGCATTATCAATCTCTTTCTGTGTTGCCATAATCTCATAAATTTATATTATTTATGTAGACATAGTATCCTCTCTTTTCGATGATGTAATGGTTGATACAGATTCTGAATGCTTCAGATTAGTTTTACAATTGGGGCATTGTACTATCCTAAAATAATCCCCAGATTTATTATAAACCCCAAAAGTTTCACTGGTATCATATTCAAATTCGCAATCACATACTGGGCATTTAGCCCTCCATACCGTGGGCCCGTTCAAAATCTTTTTCATAACGTTTTCTTTTCTTAATATATTTATATACTAACATTGGTGATATCTCATACTTCCTAGCAAGTTTTGCTTTTATCATACCAGTATCATACTCATAAAGTAATTGAAGTATATCGGGTCTACTTAACTTTGTATCTGAAAATTTAAACCTACCCTCTCTAATACATTGTTGAGTATTTTCCTTAGCAGTACCCCAATATAAGTTCTTATAATGATTATGAGTTCTTATATTATCCTTATGACATACATACTTATGATTATTTGGGTTTGGTACATATACTAATGCTACTAATTGATGAATGTTATAAGTGTACCTATATCCATTCGTATCCCTAATAGAAACTATAACATATCCGTTATTTTTAATTCGATTAAGGGATAATTTTACCCAACCTTTACCCTTATAATTAGAATATACCTTACCATTCTTGGTAACATGGTAATTAGGGCAACCAATGCAATCTAAGTTTCCCTTTAAAATCTTCCTCATACTGCTTTATCTCTTTACTAAACAATTTAGGATAATCCTTAATGATTACATTCTTATACTTCTTATGTTCTTCCATATACTCCTCTACTGAGAAATCTGGTTGAAGCATCTTTCTATAATCATACCCAGGAATAAAAGGTAATTCTTCTGCCATTGACCTACCAATAGAGAAGTCCATTGACATATCTATATCATCCACTTGAAAACCAAAATATTTCTTAGTACTAGGGTTTCTCAATATATCCCATATTTTAAAAACAGTCCAAGTATTAATATATTCAGGCTTTGAGTAAAAATAGGCTGCATCATGAACAGTTGCTACTTCAAGCATACGAGGTAATTTACCTTGTCTCATTAACCAATAAACAAGGATAGCTCCGAAATTGGTCATATTTGCTGCAGCACCCTGGCAATTACCCGTGATTAAAGTTCTATATCGTTTATCTTCACCAATTACCCTTGTAAAGAAAGCTCCAGATTTTACAGTAGGACACCATACTTTACCTACATACTTCTCTTTCGTTAAATTATTCTCTGAATTGTAAGTATTCTTGGTGTTTACTGATTTCCTAAAATTAGAGAATTTTACTCCATAACTAGTTTTAGTGGCCCGTACAAACTCTTGACCATATTTACTTGGTTTCTTATCTTTAAAATAAGATATGTCACCTTCATGTGATAATTCATACATACTTGAGGTGTTGTTACAAAGTACTACCAAAGCCTGAAGTAATTCTCCTTGAGTTTTATCTCCGGTTGCCCATATCGACCAACCATCCCCTAATCTCATATTCTCTAATAAGATACTTAATTGAGGGTTAGTTAATCGAGTTAATAACTTCATATTTAACTTACGTTCAGGAACTAACCTATTAAGTTTATAAACAAATCCTGGGTCTCTTATTTCCCATATCACTTGATTCTTTTCTCTACGGGAGAATTCTACATCTAATTCTTCCATAATAGAATCAATAATACCTACCTTGTGAGGATTTGCAGTATTACTCTGACATATTCTTACTATGTTACCATTCTTCAGATGACCATCAGTAAGATACCAACCTAAAAAAGCTACATAAGCATCCGAATATCTAGCTTTCACTTGATTATTATGAGGAGCTCTTATTGGGATAGCATAAGGTTTATCTGAATTGTATAATTCTTCAGAAGTTAATACTTCGGTATTATCTAACTTAGATATCTTATTTGGTTTAGTAACTACCCATCTATGGTCTGGGGTTGATAATACGTCTAGATGTTTTGTCTTTAACCTAATCATATCTCCATCATAATCAAATACATTTACCCTTTCAACCTTTTGCCATTCTGATTCTCCTATATCCCGATTAAAAGCTAATATCTCATCACCAACCTTTAAATCTTCATAGTTTACCCATCCCTTAGTTTTACTAAGAGCCTGAGATGATGGTAATAAGCAAGGAAAATTAAGTCCCAAACGGATGGCATAAGCAACTTCTTGTTTATCATTTGAGTATATTTGTGGTAATCTTCTCTTAGTACCAAATAACTGAGTATAATACCCATGCTTACGAAGGAATTTCTCTTGCTTCTCTTTGAACTTAAGTATCTTTGGGTGTTTCTCAAAGAACTCTGCCATTTCTTTATGGGCTTCTTCTTTAGTAACTATAATACCAGCTTTTGGGTCGGATAGTTTTACTGCAAGTAAAGCTTCCCCAATACCATAAATCAAACCGAATGCAATTTGCTTAGCTTGTTTTCTTCTAGTCTTCCATAGTTTATGGTCTGGATGATTTTCATCTTCATATATCCTAGATGCTTCTTCAATTGGAACCCCATATTTTGCTGCTGCTATACCCAAGTGAGGGTCAGCCCCCTTTGCAAAAGCATCAAGGTATGTTTCATCACCTGATAAGTGTGCCATCATTCTTAACTCTGCTTGAGAGTAGTCAAATGCCATATATAAATATCCAGGAGGGGCAATCAATTGTTTCTTGATATTTGGGTCTACTGACGTCTTTGGTATCTGCTGCATATTTGGGTCTGCAGAACTAAATCTATTAGAATCTGTACCGTGTATATTATACCTACCATGTAATCGGGAATCATCTTGTACCTTTTCCCACCATCCATAAATATAGGTCTTATACATTTTCTCTAACCCTCGTAATTCAAGAAGCTTATCAAGAAATATTGCCTTTGGTGAATCGGGCTTTTTAATAGTTAGCCTAAGGTTAGTAAGAGTTTCTTCATCAGTACTTGGTTTACCAGATTCATTATCCTTAATCACATCAAAATGAAAGCCATCTTCTGAATACATCAATGCAGGTAAATCAACTGGGCTACCCAAATTAATGGGCCTTATTAATTCTTGTTCCTTTTTAGTTGTGAATATACCTGCTTTGATATTTGAGATTTTCTGTTCCCTTGATGCAATCTTCCGTTTATCTTTTGGGTCATTATAATCTAACTCTTCAAGTTCGTCTTCAATAGACTGAATATATTTATCAATCTTTTCTTGGTTATACTTCTTTTCGAATTTCTTTACTCTTGGCAAAGCGTATATTGCGTCTCTAGCAGCATCTATTTTTGGTTTATATTCTTCCAAAAGCTTTTTATTGAAATCAGTATCTAGATATAAACCCTCCTTTTCTACCGATGTTAGTACTCGTGAATTACACATGAATAAATTACGGAATACCGAATACATACCTAAATCCACCAACTTCTTCTCAAAGAATATCATTAACCTAAGAGTATAATCTGTATCTTGACACCCATAATGGCAAAGTGGGTCTAATTCTTTTTTATCCCAAGGTATTTTATCAAAAGCATCTTGTTTCTCATAATTACCATGCTCAGGCAAATACCTTCTTACCATTGATTTTAGGTCATGGGGTTTTTCCTCATTAAGAACATATTTTGCAAGCATACCATCTAAACAAGTACCCCTATAGAATATTTGATACTTTTGGTTTATCTGGTCATCAAACTTCCAGTTCCATGCAACCTTTACAATGTCATAATTCTCGATTACCTCTTCCCCAAATTTCTTTAGCATCTTTTTCCAATTCCAACCCGGTGAAGTATAATCTTTTGTTTCGAAATGGTCTAAAGGAATGGAAGCACCAAACCCTGGCATCCAGGATACTGAGAGTATAGTTGGCTTAAAACCCTTATTATATATAGGTTCTGCATTTGTTTCGTAGTCGCAGCAAGCATAACCCGTAGCTTTACAACAAGCAATAAGTTTCTTAAGCTCCCTCTTGTTTTTTATTATTGTATACCGTGTCTCCATATTTTAAAATAGAAAAAGGGACATACCCACCAGTAGTAGATACATCCCTCATTATTAGTATTTCTCTTGTAAGTCTTCCAGATTAGATGCTAATGATGTCCAATCTTTCTTATAAGCATGAAGAGAATCGATTGTGTGATACAGATAACCCGGTTTTACTCCTACCTCTTTAGCTACATATTGCATGAGTCTCCATGCAAGATATACATCATTACCGAAATGTTGTACAAAGTCCGAACTTCTTTGATGATAGCAAATATGTAATACCTTCTCTCCTTTACCATTCTGACGGATAAGGAAATCATAATACATTGAGCAAGGTATACGTTTACTTCCATCAAGGAATCTTAAATCTGTACCATGGAATATAGGGAGTACTGCTTTACGAGTATCATTATCCCTCTTAAGAAGTTCAATAACTGATTGCATTGCTGAATCACAGTTAAAAGAAGTACTACCATAAATGTATAACGAGTTCCAAATACGCTCTGGGTAGGTGTAATCAAACTTACCATTCACCAAAAACTGTTCCCATAAATCTTTTCTCAATTCCCAAGCTTTACCTGGATTTAAATCATACCAACCAATTCTTTCTTTAAACTCGGCATCTGCCCATCCCTTTGAATGAGAGAATATGAATAACCATACTGGGTCTCCAAGTGAAGTTAAACAATATTGTTGGCAAATGAGTTCTTTTGTAATAAAATCCTCATTACCTTCAATCACTTTATTTTGATAGGTCTTTGGTTTTACAGTTTGACCATAACTGTTGAGTTCTCTGCCCATTTCGGACATTAACTCAAAACTGTTAGAATATATCCTCATATAATATAAATATTTAATTGTATGACATTGTAGAACTAACCCAGGTCATATGCCAGTATCGATATACAAAATCATCAAAATCCTCTACCTCTTTTAATAACAAGGGTATATCTGGTTCTCCCCCGTTCTTTTTAATCTCAAAAACTTGGTAATAGAATTTGTTTACTAATCCTATACGCTTCTGATTTAAAAATTCCTTAGCTTCCATTGTTCTTTTGTTTTAAAAGTTTCTTTTTATAGGCTTTACGTTGAGAGTAAGAGATTACATTCTCGGGATATTCAATATCTTCGTATTCAAGAAGTAATTCTTTTGCTTTCATTGATTTATATGTTTCTTCATATAAATCTGGTCGAAGCACTTTAAAACTTCTAAAGAATACCTTGAATGAAGAGAATTCCTTCTCTGTGCCCTTTTGGAATTTTTTCCATATCTCTTTTATCCTCTTATTCCATGAATTCTCCTCTGCTCCTTTAAGTACCTTCTTCAAAGGTTTATGGGTATGATACATTAAAAGTGTCTCCACATTTCCGTACATTTGAGTCGCAAATAGGTTGATTTGTACTGACTGGTCCGGCCCATATACGTACTCTGACATTCGTTGAATTAATAGGAAATCGAATATTAACCTCTTGGTAATTTCCGAAGCCCGAACTACCATTGTAATAACTGGGATGTCCTCCCTGAATCGTTTTGAAAAAGTCGCAGCTATTAGACATTGTTTACCGTTATCATGATGATTGTTAAACATATAAGTTATATTGTAATTCTGATTGTACTTATTTCTCAGTACTCTCAGTTTACTACGCAACAAGTCAAGCTTATTAAAATCTATGTAGTTATTCAATAAGCTAGTCCACTTAGTTTCTTTGTAATTGAAACATCTCCCATAATCAAATTCGGGGTCTACCCATGCTTTTCGTATTTTTATAAATACATTATACACTACTGCTACCCCACTATTAGCCATAGCCCCCTTTCCAAATAAAGCAGGCTCTAATCTTAGGAATCCCTCATTGAGTTTTTCCCATGCCTCTTGTGAAGTAGCAAATTCTAACGAATGGAGGGACTCCTCCGTATTAAGTTGAAGCCCCTCTAATTTCTTATTCCAACCCGACACTGCTATACTTATTTATGATTCTACTTATCCTACCTTGACTCTTTAATCCAACTAATTTAGCTAATTGAATCTGAGAATATTTACCTGTGGCATACTTCTCTAATATTAAACTAATCTGTTGTTTAGTGATAGTAGGTTTAAATTGACCTCTATTCCTACCTTCCCTCATCATTTGTTGAGTATTCTCTTTATAAGTACCCCATTTAAGATTCTTATAATGGTTATTATAAATGTTGTTATCAAGGTGCATTACAATAGGTAAATTACTTGGGTTAGGTATATAAACTATGGCTACTAGCCTATTCAATCTAAATTGCTTCCCTTTTAAACTAACATGTAAATAACCTCTGGTAGGATTTTTAATATATTGTAACTCTTTCCAAGTACCATCCCTTACTCTTTTCCAAACTCTACCTCTTTTAGAAACATAAAAGTTTGGATAACCCGGTATATTACCTTCCTTCATATTAATAATTAGTATTTTGTCTCCATAAATTGAGACGTTGTTTTTTAAAGAATAAACTAAATAGTCCGCAAGGAGTAAACCCATGCATAGCTAAAAATCCCATATAGAGATAGAATGACTTTACCAAAGATTCCTGAAAATCTATTTCTTTAGTCATCACTTGAGTTTGTTTCCAGGGTCTACACTTAAGGAAGTTCCTTGCTTTATTAAGTTCATATATTACTTCCCATAAATATAGCTTCTCGTTTTCATGAGATATCTCGCTCATTTCATGAAAACCTGGGGTATAAGAAACTATCTTATCATACTCTGCTCTATCCTCTCTTGCCCAATCAGTTGAACTTAATATAGGATATTTCCTTACACTTCGATGATCTGGGTACTTGATGAGTAGGTCTTTGACTCCAATTGCCATTACCTCAAATAAACTCTTTGCATCTTGGTATTTCAGAATATCTTCTGGCAATATATTAGAATACAAAAGCAAAGTAAAGAAGAATCCCAAGGCATCTGCTTGTTCCTCATTTGCATTTGCTAGATGATTTAATACCTGAGTGTATTCTTCTGAGGTTAAGCAATCATTATTCCATCCATAATCACGATATATAGATACTACTTCATCGGTAGATTCGAATCCTTCGGTTAATTCCTCAATAACCCTACCAATAAAATCCTTTAGGATAACTTGGTTCTTTGGGTTATTTATATCTAAAGGATAATCTGGTAACTTCTCTATAGATTTATATCCAGAGAATTGTTCTATCCCAAGATCATACATTTCTTGTAGTATCCGTGCCTCAGTTTCTTCTACCTGAGGCACTTGTTCATTTATATTCCTTATGTCCACTATTTTATGTTTTGAGATGAACCAAATCCTTTATCTCCTCTGCTTCCCCACATTTGTGATTCAGTATAAAACTCCTCTTGCTGAATCTCCTCTGGCTCGGTAATATAAATGGGTACATGAATAAATTGTACCAGCTTTTGACCAGCCTCGATAACCTGAATTTCTTGAGAAGTGTTATATATCCCAATATGTATCTCTCCAACATAAGGGGAATCCACTATCTCGGCAGTAAAGATTAACCCTTTCTTAGTAGCTATACCAGATTTGTTTGCTGCCATTAACATAGATGCAGGAGGTTCTAGCAAACCTTTGATACCCGATGGGATAAGTATACGATGACCTGGTTTTAAAGCTATATGCCTTACAAAGGATTCACCAAAAGGAACATCTAAATCATAACCTTCGGAGTCGAATTCATTTTTAGAATGAATATCCTCAGGGTATAAATTAGTTGGTACATAGAAATCTAACCCAGCATCATTTGGGTTTGCTCTGTTGGGAGATACTACCTCCCTTACTTTGATAAATCTAAATCTGTTCATAATATATTACATTTACGTAAAAGTTGTCCAAAGGTTAATTTCTCGGGTCTAGAAACATGTACTCCCAATGAATTACACATCCTGATTACATCGGTAGAACCCTCCATACATAAATTAGCAAGTACATCTTCTTGCTTTACAAAATAGTTTGGGTTGTTAAGGTATACCTTGAACATAGCCCATATCATCTCTATTGGTTTCATTATTTAGTACACTCTTTATAAAGTTCTCTAATACGTTTTCTTGGTACTTCAAATTTCTCAACTGTCTTTGAGATAATTTCTTTTTTCTCTTTGCCTTTCCGAATCAAGCATCGGATGTATTTCTTGATACCAACGGTATCTTCAAGTACATCCAAATCCTTGTATTGATTCTTCTGTTCAAGTTCTTTTCTTGTAATGTTCAAGTTCTGTGACATCTTAAATGCACATAGCTCTGAGTCTCCGCATAGTTTACATTCCTTAGTTGATAAATCATACCCAATACCAAAGCAAGGGTCTCCATTAGTCCCCAGAGTACTTAAATCTATGGGAGTAAGAATATCTTGCTTCGATAAGTCAGGAAGTTGTTTCTTTTTCTTAGCCATTATATATCCTTTTTACGTTTATAATAAATGTATATCTCACTGTTATCTTCTATCGGAACATAGGAATAACCCATGTTATTTATAAATAGTTCCCTGAGTTTATATAATTCTTGGTATGAATTTCTATCATGACTCTCTTGACATACTTTGACTACCATACCATTACTCCAGTACAGATAGAAATAATGAGTAAAGCATTCGGGAGTATTTTGAGAAGTTTCCAAGCTTGATATCCATATCAAATCTCTACAGTTGAATACATGTTTAGGATTATGTACCTCCCCCACAACAAGAGACTTAAACCATTCTTTAATCTTCCTCATCATAAGTATAATTAAGGTGTTTACAATTAGGACAGACCCATTCTTTGAAATGCCATCCTTTGATTTCCAAATCCTCTTTATGAAAACGTTTCTTACATGAATGGCATTGATAACCATCCTTAGAAAATATGAAGTCTAAAGCGAGTATTATTATCATAATAACCACCGTTGTAATTAAAATATATTTCTCCATCACTGAAAGCCTTTAATTTTCTTTTTAGTGTTATTGGGTTTTCCTTAAGAGTACCCAGCAATAAATACCTGATGCAGAGATTTGGATTATCCTCCAACCTTCTGATAAGAGAGTAGTTAGTTTAGTATCATCTTCATCTCTGATACATATTAGTTTATCATTATTCATAATGCCTATATGCTTATTAATTGTAATCTTCTTTTCCTCCTACGGAGAAAAAGTAAATACTCATAGTACTTCTAGTTAACTCTTAATAAGGCTATGGTTAGGATGTTTCTTCCATAGCTTATCTAACAGTATTACTTTCAATTCTTGTCTCTGATAATATTGCTTCCGATGTTTACCGTGCCTATCTAAATAATTCCCAGGATAATGAAGGTCATCAAGGTATACCTTATTTTTAGATTCATCGGTTCTTACCAAACGACCCAGGAACTGAATGGATTTTTCTTGACTATCCATACTTGCTGCATTAAGTAAATACCTAAGCTTAGGAAAGTTTTTACCTCGAGCAATGATTGTAGTTGATACCAGGATATCTATTTTACCTTCTCTAAAATCCTTCATTATTTGTTGTCTTAACTTAGAAGGAGTATTAACATGCACATAGGCAATATTATAGGCATCGCCCAGTTTCTTTTTAAAGAACTTATATAGATTTTCACAATGTGCAATATGCTTGCATACTACGAGAGCAGGGAATCTACCCTGATTAATATTCCATCGTAATCTATTATAAGCCATGGTCCACGCGGTATTATTTTCGGTAATAGAATCATCATATATCTCCTTATAGGATATACAATCAGATTCCCAATTACCATACCAAGGTTTACCGGGTACCATCTTTACGATAGTTTTAGTTGAGTAACCCTTCTTGATGGAATCCTTAAGTTTAAACTCAGCAATCACTTTACCAAAGAAACATTCTAGGTTCATATTCTTAACTTTATCCTTAGCAAGCTTACTCATATAAATCGTACCAGATAATCCTATACGAATTCTGGTATTAAATAACCGAGTGATTACATTCTGATATTGCTTACTACCTCCCTGGTCAGCCTCATCTACAAGTACCATATCTATCTGAGATAATTCTTTTTGATAGAATCTCATGTTCCTCGAAATAGACTGAACCATACCTATAGTAAAGTTACTCCAGTTTAAAACCTTGCCTTGAACAAAAGTGATATCTTCTCCCGGAAGATATTGCTTAAATTCTTCTCTAGCTTGATTTAACCAATCTGAGTCATTAGTTATTAGCAAAGTCTTTAACTGCTTCTTATAGGTTAAATATAAAGACGACATGATAAGAGTTTTACCGGCATTAACCGTGTAATCTAATACACCAATATGGAAAGGTGTATCTCCTACTCGATTATTAATCACGGACTTAACTGCTTTCTCTTGCTCTGGTCTTAATTTATATTTGCCTATCTTCGTAACAACTTTACTGACTTTAGGTAAAGGTTGACGCATATCTACAACTTTAGGTTTAATTCCCATCTCAATACACATATCGTATACCTTAGGAAGCAAACCTATTTTAAATTGACCAGTCTTGGTGATGTAGTGAATCTTACCATCCCAATTCTGCATACCTCTTTGCCTTGTACGTAAGTAGAAAGCATTTGGATGTCGAATGGCAAACTCATTATAAAGTTTCTGTGCGAACTTAAGAGGTAAGTCGAGTTCACACATATTACCATTCTGAATAATTATCTTGCTCATCTTCTGTTTCTATGTAAAATGAATTACCACAAGAACATTCGGCATATACTGATAGATCATTGTCTATAGCATTTACCACTTCCTCTTCGGATAATATATAGCATTTACCACAACAAGGACACCATGTATAGGAATTGCCCGAGATATAATTATCTCGGGATTCTTTATATATAATTGCTACTTGACTCATATTACTCTTTGATTTTATCCCAAAGACTTCCCTCTACTATTGGTTCATCTTCGAGTAGTTGTTTATTCTTATTCTTATATAAATACTTATTGTATCTTTCAATTGCTTTATCCGTATACATCTGTGCAATATCTGGTAATCCATTACACCATGCAAGAGATTCAAACTGAGCATCAATGAATGTCTTATAATCCCAACCCTCTTCTTTTAGGAATTCTCCTACCTTTGCAAAGTGTACATACTTCTCTGGTTTGTTTTCATAAGATTCATAAATACCAGTTGCCTTAGCAATCTTACCTATGAAATAATCATGTATCTCTTTAGTAAGCTTTGAATCTGAATATTGCAATTCTATCTCGGCATCTACTTGATTAGTAATGTTATCCTGCATAGATATTAACCTTTGCATAACATTCCGATAGTCGGTCATCCTCTTTAACCCAGTCTCAATATATTTAATAAAACCTTCTCGAGTATCAAATTTAAAATCCTCACAGAAGGTATTACATATCTCGGCAAGCTTTTTACAATTTGCCCATTCCCTTGTATTACTTTCGTTTATTTTACGAACTCCCCTATGCTTTAACTTTATACGGGTGGCATATAAAATATCAGCAACAAGGGCAGCATCCCCCTTAGATGCTAGTAAAATGTTATTAACTCGCTTAGTATTCTTATTATTAGAAACTAAGACTGCTCTATGATTTATTGCCTCCTTTCGAGCAATAACAAAAAAAGCCTCAACTGGGAAGTTATCTACCTCTAGGGTATTTAATATTTCCTCAAACTGAGACTTAGTTATATGGATAGATGGTTCACGCATAAATATATTATTTTATAATATAATAGGAACTCCTTACTCCAAAGAGTTTCTGATTTGAATCAGTTCTTGATAACTTTGATACCTTGTTTGATATACTAGCTTAAGTGTTTGTTTCTTCCCCAAATCATTTACATCAAAACCCTCTGGAAGAAATACTACCTTGACTTTTTTATAAGCTACTAATTTAAGTGCGAGATTAACAGCATAAGACCTGGCATCGGGGTCTAAAAGGATAATATATCTTTGGCATTGGGATTTAAGTAGTTCATTGACTTGGTACTGACTAATAGCTTTGCCCATTGTGGCAATTGCTCTATCCCCAATTGTGAGAGCATTAAGTGCTCCTTCGCAAATGAATACCGACCGATACATCTCCAATGCGTCATGATTAAAGATGATAAACTGTTTTCCCAAACCGGTGATGTCTTTGTCTGGGTTATTATACCTGGGTCCTTTTCCGATAACATTTCGAGCATTGTAATACCTAAGTTGTCCTCGATAATAAAACGGGATGATAAGGTACCCAAAAAAAGGTCCCTCAGTGGCAACATATCCGATACCGTGTTTTGATAATTCTTCGATAGTGAACCCACGGCTCGACATGTAACTTCTAATGCTTCTTGCAACTTGTGATGTTCCTTGATTAATGAGTTTAAACCCATCTGGAAGATAGACGGGCTTAGCATCGGATAATTCAATCTTCTCTTCTGAGAAAGCTTTGTCTGTAAAGTTTCCATTATCTAGAAATTTTAAAAGTTCGGCATAAGTATCAAATCCTTCAACATCCATTACTAGTTGAGCAGGATTCATATGATAATTGCATCTAAAACAATTAGTACGGTACATAGAAAGATTAATTCCCATCTTATGTTCCCTATGACAGAATGGGCATACGGGTAATTTCATCCAACCACGTTTATATTGATAAGCGCCCAAGCTCTTAATAAAATAATTGTAGAGCTTGGTTTTAAATTCATTAGTGATTTTACTCATGGTTAAAATGGTAATGGGTCATCGTATTCGGCATATCTTTTCTTTAGCCTACGTAATTTATCTAGGTCTTCGCATTTCAGTACCATTTGCTCAAATAAAGTAACTACCTGTGACCTGAGTGAAAGTAATTCTTTATGTTCTTCATAGGATTCCTTTGAAAGGAAAAGTTCCCATCCTCCCCATTTAGCAGATCTTCCATCTTCAGAGAAGAACTCCCTTAAACTTATATTAACTCCAGTAAGTTTTATATACTTGGGACCCACTGAATATACTTCGGCATATTGTGGGGTACATCTTGAATCTGAAGGTACTAAGTAAACCTTCTGACCTTTTTGGATTCCTTCTAATCTCTTAATCATAATCTTATATTTTAGGTTTATATATCTCCACTGGTTTTAGCTCGCTTCTCTTCATTAGCATCAGGATTCCCTTTCTTCTTAAGAGATTCCTCGAGCTTCTCACCATATATCTCATCGTACTGTTTACGTTGTTCCCTTGTAAATTCCGTACATCTTTGCCTTTCGACATCGCATTTGAATAATGCTCTACCGGAAGGAAGACCATCCCTTTGTACTACTATCTCAGCTCGAAGAATATTATCTTTCTCTTCTTGCTCAGTAGAGTTAAGACCCATGATAACCTGGGCATTACGAACAATGGCAATTGAACCAGATATATCATTCTCATCATATCTAGTAAGCCTATGCTTTTTACCTTCACGAGTAATGTGATGAGCAGTCCATATAATGTCTAAATGTAATTCCTCTGCCAGATTCTGAAGGTCTACATATACATTAGATATCCTTTCGAAATCTTCTCTATCACCCGCTATTGATGCAAGCTTACCAGCGTAGTCAACCATAAGAACTTTAATATCGATTCCTTGATTACGAAATTGAATTATCTTTTCCCTTATATAAGTGGTATTAGTAATCATCGCTGGTACACGCTCAACTACTAATTCAACTCCAAACCTTGCAAGTTTCCTTAAATGCTTTGCCTCAAGTTTATCATACTCACCAGAGTATAATTCCTTCTTAGTTTTATTGATACTGGATTGAATGAAACGGTCCATGATTTGTTCTTGACCATTTTCCGTATCAATATATAATACTGACTTCTTCATTCTGAGATAACCTCTTGCAAGGTTTACCATAAAGAAGGTTTTCTTTGCCTTGGGTTTATCGAGTATTACATTAACGGAATGCTCTGGATAACCTCCTGCATTAGTTAGTTCATTCAACTGCCTAAATGGGCAAGGTATAACTGAAGGTTCTGATTGTCTTCTAAATTGTCTCTCCGTAACATCTCGAATCATATATAAGGGTTCATCCTCTTTCTTAGGTTTACTTTTCTGAAGTACCTTTTCAATCTTCCTTGAATATTCTTCATATTGTTCGAAGTTATCCAAATCGAAGGAATCATTTAAGTTCTTCATCTCAACATAAGTAGAGAACTGATATATCTTTTCTTTTATGTAATCAGAATCCGATAGGGGTATATGATAGAGATTACTTATTAGTTTATTGATATTGGGTATATCATCTTTAGTTACCAAATCCACATAGGTTTTAGATTCTAGTAACTCTTTTAATACTTCCTTTAAGATATTCTCGGAGGGCATTCTGCCTTGCTTCTTAAAATATTTTGATATACCCTCGAAGATAAGGGAATGTTCTATGAGAACCAGGTAATTGGATTTAATCCTTTTGAGTACTAATCCTCCTTCCTTATCTTTTAAAACAAACCTGAGTATCTCGAACTGAAACTCAGGAGAAAAACTGAACTTGATGTTGTCTTTAAATTTCTTCATATCTATATTGCAATATTATATAAACTAATAGATTTTGATAGTACCGAGATAGTTCTAAGTATGTTGACATCTATCTAGAAACTACTAATCCACTACCTTAAGCTCCCGAATATTTAATATTATTATTTTATATAAGAAAAAATACTTATATTTGCATAACGAATATTTAAAAACATGGGAAAAAGTAAAGGAAATAACGGTTCAGAGCTTCATCGATTAAAACCTATGCAAGAATATGATGAAGCTACTTTCAACAGACTTTATAAAGTTTGTAAGCCAGTAATTAGAAACCTTACCAGACAGATTGATTATAAACGGTTTAATCTTACACCGGATATTATCCAATCTTATTTCTGGGATAAGATGTTATTTGTTTTCAACAAATACTATGGTGAATGTACTGAAGAACATCTTAAAGCAAGAATCCTTGCATCACTTAGTACATTCAAAAATAAATTGCTTCGTTCTGCATACGGAGAACAGGCAGAGTATAATCAAAGCCTCTTTAAACTCGATGACTTATTCGATAATGATAAAGAATTAGAGGATGATACCGAAGAAGAGAAAGCTAAATCAGAAATGCTTGATATGATGTATACTTATATGAAGGATAAGCTTTCTCCAGATGCCTATCTTTTGTTTGAGGTATTAATTACTCCTCCCCCTTTTATCAAGGAAAGGCTTGAAAATAGTACTCGAATAACTAATATAATGCTTATCGAATTTTTCGAAATGCCTAAGACTAATGAATCTATGAGATATATATCAGAACTTAGACAAGATATACAATATTGGGAAGACCGAGCTAAAGAAGAACTTAAGTATTAACACAAAAGAAAAGGGGCGTTTCCCAACGTCCCTCTCCCAATTAATTTTTACTACGCAAAACACAGATTGTAAACAAATGTTTACTCTTAAACAATACAAATAATACACATGAGTTTTAATACTACTAAATAACTAATAACAACTTTATGATGATATCTTTTGGATATATCGTAATGTAATAGTCGGTGGCAATTTTTCAATATCCAAAGTTTCTACCGAAGTTTCTTGTAAGAAAGATTCCCCTAATAGGTTCCAGCTTACTACGATAGCACCATCTTGAATACCCTTAGTAGGAGTTCCTCTACCGAAATCTCCATTCAATCCCGTCTCCCTATTAAAGAAAGATTGAGGACGAACGTTCTCCCAGTTATTGGCATTATCTTGTTTACCTTTAGATACACCAAGAGCATGCCTATGCTTAGGAAGGTCATCACCTTTAATTGATATTAAGAAGTTACCCTTAGTGGGTGTATAGTAATCTCCGACATTCTGTAACATTACTTCATCCCCAATTTGAACACCTCCAGCTTGGTAACCAATAACTATTCTACCAGCTGCCTTAGTATATTCTGCCCAACCATTGGGTATTACATCTGTTTCCCAAAGAATGATAGAACCTATTGGTAAGTTAGCAGTACTCAGAGATTCAGCGAATTCTTTTCTGATAGCCTCAATCTGACTATCGATGTATTGCTTGATATTTAACTTAGTACCAGATTCATCTATTACCGGGAATCCTGAATTTACTTGTTCTAATCTTTTCACTGATTCCTTCATCATACTCTGGGCAGCAGTAGTATAAGGGATTTCTTGGAACTTACCTTGATAAGGTACAATAGCAAAGTTCTCATTTCGTTTGGTCATTGCATCAGTACCCTTACCATATACTCCGATAAGAACAACGGAAGTTTTATTATTAGAGTAATAAGGGCAAGCACTCTCTACCATCTCTAGAAGATTGCTATAGGTCATATCATAATTGGAATATATATCATTATTAATGATATCCGGTGTACGATTCTCTTCGGCAATCGGATAATAAATATCCAGAGACTTTTTGAACAATGTGTAAAAGCTTTCGGAAGATTCATTCCAATAAGCTACAAAATCTACGGGGTTATCTACAGGTTCGGAGATAGTAGTGTGTACTGCAAAGAGTAATACTTCTTCTGTTGAACCTTGGGTACCTTGGATATTCTCAATGGTAAGGGTTTGTTCATCAGATATAAATACATACCCATCCCTTGAAATACACCCAAAGTTTACATCTGGCAATTCCCCATCTTCTGAAGCCTTTGCCATATACCTTGCCATAATCCTATCCTTGATTACATTGGCATACTTACTTCCAGCAACTCCCTGAGGAGATACTACTAATTTGTTACCATTTATGGTAGCCGAGCCAAATCCACAGAATGGCCCTAAACCAGAAGGAGCAGCAATTGCCTCTGCTGCTTCCTTTGATTTAATAATACCTTCATACTTAAAGTACGTCTTCATTGTCCTTAGTATTTTTAAATTGATTCTTTTGTTCTGACATATCCTTAAATGCTTCACCTACATCCTTGAACTTGAGGGTTAACAATTTAAAGAGTATTCTCCATATACTGTACCGTTTCTTAATACCATGTATTTCACAGATGTGTCCATATATACTATCTACTTCGAAACAGTAGCATATTACCATAACCGTTATTGATACCACTATTGGGTTCATCCCATAGGGTTCCCCAATAGCTTTACCAAGTACAGCACCAAGTAGAACATAACAGATATAATCTACTATTTTGTTTAGAGTTCTTCTTCCAGCTCTAGATTTTCGAATTTCGATTTTCTGTAACCTACTTGCCGATAACCCAAACCATAAATCTGATAGGATTAGAATTATTGCAAGAATTATCATCCATCTCAAATTATACAAGATTTGTGTACACTCTCCCAATATACCCACAGTGAATGCCTTGAATAAAGACCGAGTTGTGGTCTCTGTTATTCTATCGATTGTTGAATTTATCATTGTTCTACTATTTGCCAAGATTGATTACTGTAAGTTGTAATGGTAAATGTTTTCTCTGAGAGGTCATCATGTTCCCATTCTAACTTTTGAGGACTAACACTTAAAAGGTCTGCATCTACTACCGTGAACTTAGTTCTCTTTGAAGTATCTACGACAGATTCAAAGATATATTCACCAGCTTGGGCAGTAACGAATTCATACCCAGCACCACCTGCATCATAAGTAGTTACTTTACCAACTTCCCTTATTCGACTATCGAAGTCTGGTTTATTAGAAGTACACTTGATTAAAGTAGATACCTGTTTAACATTCCCCTTTAATTCTGCATAAGGGGGAGTACAAGAAATCTCGATGATTGTAGGATAATCTTCCAATATTACTTGGCATCTTAAAGAAGAACCATCATCCGCTACAAAGGTATAAGTCCCAGCCTTGGTAAGAACAATTTCCTCATCAAGGTTATAGGTTTCCCCGTTCTCATCACAGGTAGCAGTACCACTTACATTGACCCCATTTTTCATTTCCTCAAGATGGAACTTACAAGCAGACTTCTCATCCAGTAATTGGTATACTGCATAAGTATCATCTATCTGGTCTTCTGGTAATGCCCAGTTGGGTTCTTTCCAATGACTGTCTGTAGCATCCGAAGGTACTATCTTTAATTTATTCTGATATACTACTGGAGAATTATTAACTACCAAAGTAGTCTTAGCAGTAGGGTAAGCTACAGACTGGAAGGTATAAGTCCCTGCCCTATTTGCAGTATATACATAACCATTCTGAGCATTAAAGGTTTCCCCAGTTTCAATTACCCTTACTCTGTAATCATCTCCATTACCAGAAATACGTTGTATCTTTACTGTAGCTTTTGCAGAGCCATTGAATAATGTGACTGTTGGTGGGCTAACAGTAATTCTATATACTGCAGTCTTACCAGATACTACTTCGAATATACCTACACCTTCATCGGTTTCCCTTTTATCCAGTGTACATTTAAACTTATAAGTACCATAACCATTAGCAGTAAACTTATCACCGTTCTTAAACAACTTAGTATCACCAATTAGCCTACAATATAGTTCACCAGTAAATGATTCTGGGTAATTCGATTCGATGGTAAGAGTGGTAGTAGCATCCTTGATACTTTGCTTATCCCCAACTCTAAATTCAGAAGGTGTACATCTTACCTTATATGTAATCTCTTCTCGAGTTACAACAAAGGAAGTTTGCTTTACTGGGAACTCTACAATCTCAAAGATGTAGGTACCAGGCTCTGAAAATTCCCAAGTTGAGCCAGAGACTTTCACTATATCAGTACCGGATAATCGTACATTACAGGTTTTCACGGTACCCTTATAGGATACGTTTGCCCTTACTACTGTACTTACTTTTAGGTTAGTAGGAGTTATCTTTCCAGTAATAGGGTCACAAGTAATAGAATATACTCGATTATAAGATTCTTGATTAACCGTGATTTGAGTTACCTTAGTAGGGTCTCCCACACTTCTAAAATAATAAGTACCTGCTCTGGGTATATTAAAAATGGAACCACTTTCGTGTTTAGTGTAACCCCAATTTATATTATCACTGGATATCTGATATCTTAGGTCGGCATTTATCCAATCTGAAGTTACAGTTACCTTTACCGGTACTTCATATACCTCTGAAGTAATAAGATTGGGTTGGTCTGGATTTACTAACTCAGCTTTAATTGTATACCCATCATTTACGGTAAACCCATATTGAATATCGAAAGATACATGATAGGGTATGAATCTTTTAAAGAAAGCCTCTACGGCTTCTCTAAATTTTCTGAAAGCTGCCGAGTTCGAAGTATATCCATGACCGGTAAGTCTAAAGGTTACCGGTATACATTGAGAACAATCGAAAGTATTATCATAGGTATACTTATCGTCATAATGGTAATACTGGTCAAAGTGCGGATTACCTTTTACCCAACCATCATAACTATCAGCCTTTGCAGGGTCAGTTACTACGCAGGTTAACCCATACAGCCTCATCATTATTTCGAAGAACTCAGAGGTACCTCTTATTTTAAAAAGAGATATCGAATACTTCAGGATGTTTCTTACTTGAGTACTGGTTAAAGTAAAGGGTCCCTCCTTTGGTATTATCCAAAGCTTAGATAACTCTTGGAGTTTATCATCGGAGTAGAACCCATTAAAGTACTCTGCCCATTTCTGTGCATCTATAGTGTTCCCATAAGCAAAGGGCATTTCTCCGAGGAATTGCCAAAGGAAATTGAGATACATATCCGGAGCCTTATCTATATCGATAATGTCCAAGATATTCTCAATATCCTTTGTAATGTAATCTTCAAAATGCTCTCCACAAATTTCTAGAAACCTCTCTAAGATGCCTTTGCCATTTACCTTATAGGTATCTTGAGCTTTATACTCGAATGGCAAAAAGTCGATTAGATTTTTGAGGTTTATCATTATACAATTTCTTTTACGGTTAAAGTCAATTGTGAAGCGTTTTCAAATATTGGTAAATTAAAGCCAGGGTCTTCATAGTCATGGTTAGGTTCTGATACCGTAATAGAATATCTGTAACCAGACTGATAATTATTGTTCTGAATATCCAAAGAGAAGTCAAAGCCATTAGCCTTATCTATTACCTGTATAGAATTACCTACAGTACCAGTAGCCATATACCCATTTGATACAGAACGTACAGTAAAAGTAGTTGATGAATTGAAGGTAATATAGTAAGTCATAGACCCTTTAGCCTTATTCAATTTAAACTGACCCAAGTTCAATTCTTTATTACCATAGATGGTAGTAGGCCAAGGTTTAATATAGAATTTAGTAAGGTGAAGGTAATCTACTGTTGATAAGTTATCTATTAAGGCATAGATATCTGATAACCTTACGCTTCCACCTATCTGAGCTTGCTCTGGAGAATAGGCATTGTATAATGCTGTAAGAATTTGAGTTTGTATCTCTGGAGTCTTATAAGACTTCTTACCGGTAACATCCATCTCTAGAATAATCTGAACCTTGCCTGCAGATTTAACCTTCAACCAAGTAGTCATAGGTGCTCTTTGAGATAATAGGTTGTATACCCTATTTATTAATTCAGAAGAAGCAACAGCTCCACCATCAGGACTGATATATACTGTAAGCTTTCTACCACATTCATAATCGGCTTTAGCTTTGTTTACCCCATCAACCAACATAGCCAAACTTTCGAAATCCTCTTTGGTAATTGCTACTCCCAAAGTCTTTACACTCAAAGGTATATGTTCCTTAAGCATTATAAAGTTCTCATAGTTTGAACCACCTCCAGCATCATAAGCATTACTTACTGTAGCATCAGTAATTGAAGAAGAGATTATTGAGGGTACAGAAGTAATGGTATTACTCTTTACATTACCCTGAGTACCATTGGTTAAGTAGAATACCACATTGGTTATTTTTGCTCCTGCTGCAGGCTTCTTACCAAAGGTACCATCTCCAAACATTATATAAGGATTGAGTGCCTCATCTACTGAAACCATAAAGTGTTTATCCGTTGGCTTTGATTTTGCAAAGGTATCTACCAATACCCAAGTTTCTCCACCTATCTGTAAAGACATAGAGCCCTGTTCATAGTACTTACCATTAGGCAATGTACCAAGGTGAACTATTACCCTGTCTCCAGTAGGTATTAGCATATTATTAAGAGCACTTGCAGTATATTTCTCATGTTGAATTATAGGTACTTTACATGTGGTTACATTTGAATACCAAGTTACATCTCTAGCAGATAACCAAGAGTTACCACTGGAATCCGTAAATAGAGTTCCTTGAGGTATGGTTAATTTAGCTCCAATGGAATTACCAGTAATACTTCTGGATAAGATTACATCTACTGTAGCAGCAATCGCTGCTCGAGCATGATAATCTACCAGAGCTCCATGTTTAACTACCGAATCATACCTTCTTGCAGTAGATAGGAAGGTTTCCCTTGCCATATTATCTACATAGTAGTGAAGTACTTCGGCAATTGCCGCAAACAATGAGAGGATGATAATTAAGATGTTCCCCTCCGAATAATCCGTTATGAGTTTCTGACCTTGAGGGTCTTTGAGTCCCATAAGGGATTCAACCAGCTTGGCCTTAATCTGTTGATAAGACCTCTGGTATGGGTTAAGCCATTTATTTGTGATTCCCATATTATTGTGTATTTAATGAATTATCCGACCGGTCATAGGTGATATCGAGGTATTGACTAGAATTTGTTCCATTTACTACATATGTTACTTCTATGTGTATTTTTGCATCAACTCTAGTAACGGTGATATTTTGGAAGGTTATCCTTTGTTCCCAAGCACCTATGGCTTGTTTTAAAAACTCTTTAATTATAAAACTTAGGGCTTGTGAGTTTGGTTCCTCAATACATTGCCATAGTTTACTACCAAAGTTTTCCTGTCGAAATCTCTGACCTATCATATAATACAATATAGAACTTATATTATCCCTGATAAGTTTAAAATCCCCGTTTACTGGGTACCAACCTCTTTCCCCATTTTCATTAGTTGTAAGTTGGATAGGATAAGTTACACCTATACCAACTAAGTCTGTAAAGTAATTCTTTTCCATTAGTGTATGCAGGTTTTATCCTCATAATCGTCTACAACGAATTGTGAGAAAGGTTTAGTTATTTGAGTTAAAGTTGGGCCAGAAGAACCTGGCCCAGTAGTTACACCTGAGTGTACATGAGAGTTGAACATACTACGAAGTTGTTCTAGTTCTTTAATGGTTTGGTTTAGTTTTTCGGTTAGTTGGGCAATATTGATTAACCCATGATTTTCTCCAGTATTTAATATAATGGTATCACCTGAGGATATATTGATATCTTTATTAGCTGATACTATTACGTTAGATTCAGAATAAACCGATACGTCCCCATTAAAGTAGAGATTTAGTTTCCCATTATCATCGTCTATTATAATGAGGTTACCTTCAGGAGTAACTATCCCCATTTTATTTGGACCGTCTAATGGTTGAGGTACTTGATTCATACCCCAACCATGGTATTCCCATAATGGTTTAGTAGGGTCACCAAATTCAAAAGTAATGAATACTATATCTCCTACCTTAGGGGCTAAGAACTTAAACCCACTACTTATTGAACCATGTTGGCCTTTCGGTAAAGCCCAAGCAAAGGTACCTCCCATTACTTCTGGTATACATACTTTTACCCTATTCATCTTCTTTTCGGTATCATTATTATCAACAACTATACCTCGGTATATAGAGTAGTATCTTCCAAGACCCTCTAATCCTTCTTCTGTTATTATCTTTGCAGTTTCATAGCCCATAATTACCTCGCTTCCTTATTCTTGATATATTCTTTGAATCTCTTTATGGCTACTTCCATATAATCGAATTTAACCCAATAATCATCGGGTACTTGAATATCTTTGATGGTTATCTTTCCGGGTATTACCTTACCTGAAGAAGTAGTTAAACTACCAGAGCTTACAGCTATACCTTCTGCTTTCTCGATTGGAGTCTTAGCTAATACTTCAGTATAGTAAGCCTTCTTTCGAGCCATCTCATCCCTACGTTTAACATCCAATACGTTTCCTTCCTTATCCATAATACCAGATTCAATGAAATAGGCCACCTCATTGTAAGTCCAACTCAAATCTAATTCATTGATATTACTTAAAGCTTTCTTATCTTTACCCTTAGAGGTTACAGCATTAGCTTTAGCATCATTAGCTACAACCGTTTGAGTAGACAGTCCAGTCTTAGAAGTAGTAGAACCAGCCCTACTCGAATTCTTTACTAACTCTAAATTAGTTACATATCCCTGGCCTGCATCCATAGAGTGGGTACATTGTTTTATATACCAAGGACCAGACCATCGTTTACCAACATTCTCTAATATTAATACCTGAGAAGAGGCTAGTAAGGGTCTTCCAACAACTTGCATCTGACAAACCAGTTTACTCTCTGTATGCTTTAAACCACCATTAGCATTAGCATTAGCTGCCCAAGCCCACTTATCTATCCCCCCATATCTACTGAATAGATTATGGTAAAGTTTGTACAGGGGTATCTCAACATTAGCTTTTTTCCAATGTTGAACTTTCACTGTAACGCTATAAATACCCAAACTCTGATTTAATGGGCATTTATATTTGATAACCGGGGTGTCATCGATCACCATAGTATAAGGGCCTTTCTTTAAAGCCGATATACCTCGATAAACACTTTCTTCATCCTCTAATCCCCAAGCAGTAGCTCCACCCTTGGGAGTATGCTCTGGGTCAAAGTCTCTTGGGTCCAGGTCTTCTATGACCATGTATTCCATTTGTTCTTTACCCTCGAAAAGGTATCTTTCATTCTTGAGGATATTGTATATATCTTCATCTAATGTTTCACCATTAACTACATTCTTAAGGGCAGCATTTAAAGCTGCACGCCTATCAGCCGGAAATTCTTCTCTTTGAATGGTTTTATTTATGATACTTCTTACCTGATCTGTACTAAGTTCATTAAGGAATTTTTCCTTACCTTGTCTATAAGCTTCGGCGGGATTAGAAGCAGAATACTCTGCTACATCTTGATTCCATTTGTCATCTACTTGTTTCCTAGCTTCAAATGAAGCTCTTAAGTTAGGGTCAGTCTTTAGGGTATGATTTAACCTCATCTGCCTGATAGTAAGTATATCTTGGGGATTATTCTCTGCTCCATATTTACCTATTGAGGTTTTCCAATTATTATAATAGACCCCATTATTCTCATTAGCTACTATCTCGGGTAATTTTTCAGTATCATCAATCCCAGTACTTAATACTTCTAAATCTTTACTCTCTGGATTAATAGCGGGAGATAGTGTAGCCTTAACTCTCTTAGTTACTTTTTGAGTAGAAAATTGAACACTAAGTACTTCCCCATTCTCTCCCTGATAAGTATAAACAGTTACTGGTTCTTCATGAAATTTCCTATTATGTATATAAATAACATTATCTCTTGAATCTATATACCAAGGGCCATTAGTATAACCTCTCATCTTTTGTTCTAATTGAACTAAGATATTCTTGCCAACTAATCCGAAGTCACTATTGATTAGGGCCTTCAAATCTTCTGGCATAGCCACTTCTGCTACTCCACTGTACCTATTAGCATAAAGCACCTTTCCAGTAGTAGTACGAGTATTCTCTGTAGGTACCTGTAGTGACTCATATACTTTATTACTTATTATTCGTTGTTCCATTACTGAAAGATTTCTATGATTACACCTACACCATTATCACAACCACCATCTAAATAGGAAGATAAACTATTCTCTGAAGCTTCAGAGAAATTATATGGTGGCTGATATCTTAAATCACCAATAGAGTCTATACACTTGATAGTTACATGGGTACCAGTAGAATCAAACTTTGCCTCAAAATCCCTGACCTTGATAGTTTTAATTGGACCCGATACAAATTGACCGTCTGGGTATATGTATCCCCACTGTAAGCATATCACATTACCTTCTTGTAAAGCCTCTATGTCCACAGTATCGGGATCTCCAGTATCAAATGTAATTGTAGCAAGATTTTCTTTTTCTTCATCATACCTATAATTCCAGGTACTAATATAAGCTCCAAGAGGTATACCAGTAATGGGATTCATTATCGGCATACCTCTAAAATCGAATAGAGCCAAGTATGGTTGGCCCATTCCGTTATATAATATGGGTTTTTGTTTAGCTGCCATAAGCGGGGATTCTTATAAGTGTTCCACTTTCTACCTCTTTAAAAGGGTTTAGTATACCATTAGCTTCTGCAATAAGATACCATTTACCTGAATCCCCATAGTATTTATAGGCTATATTCTGTAAAGTCTCTCCATCCTTAATGGTATGTTGAATATCATTTGAGGATGAAGGTACAGAAACTACTGGAGTTTCTAAAGAGTAATCTCCATCTCCGTAATTTAGAGCATAGGCATTATTATAAGGGCTAGCTCCCGTCAGATATTGGTTAATATCAATCATATTTAATACCTCCCGTCTTTTTAAGTGAATCCGAATTTATAAAATCTCCATAGGATAGATTATATGCACTTACTCTCTTGAAAATCAATTCTTGAGTTGCTGCTGCAGGTAATAACCTACCATTACCAAAGGTAGCTGGCTTTCCAGGTACCCTTATCCTATAACCATTCTGAAAGTTCTTCAGAGTATAGGTTGCTGAAATAAGGATGTAATAGTGATTATCAAATATACCCGAATCCCCCCATTCTATCTTAACAATAGGCGGAGCCGATTGATAACCGTTAGCTTTAGTCCAGGCCTCTAATAACCTACACTTATTAATTACCTCCTCTGGATTCTCTGGGTCATTACAGTACCAAGATACATTGAATTGAATGATATCTTCTGCTCCCGTGAAATGATACATAGGTGTATTACGACCCATAGATTTAATGGTTGCCCATGTGGTTTCTCCCCTGAAGTCCAACTCTGGAGGTCTATTCTGTAAGGTAATATACTGAGTAGGGTTAACAGTCATATTATATATCCTTACCTCATTCTGATATATGATATCAGCTTTAGCCTCAAAGTTTCTGTAATTAGTGGTATTCTTATTCCCTTTTGCTGGGTCTACTCCTTCACCTTCTTCTAATCTTGGAAATTGTAATTCCATTCTCCATTTAGCCTGGAGCTGTTTGTTTAGGGTTGGATTCTTAGATGATATTTGAGCTTCTCCAATTACTCCATTTGGGTCATAGAGTTTACCCTTTTGAGCATCATCCTTTGGAAGAGTAGAAATAGTTCGATTGAGTAATATCCGAGCTCTCCATAGTTTATTTAAGGGACCCGTAAGAACTCCTGCGGTATCCCTTGTAAGGTCATTATATTTTTCAACGACCTTACCTGCTGCTTTATTTAATACTCTAGCCATAGTGTTTTAATTTTATAATCCTAATGCTACACCAGTATAATCTTGCTGAGAACCCAAAGAGTAATCCCCCAATATCTCACCATCTACACTGATATTAATCTTACCGTCTTTTAACCCATCTCTAATAGCTGTTCTCATTGCATTCAAGAACCTTTCTTCATTCTGAGCTCTGATTGCAGATGGGTCTTCTTTATCTTGGGCATTAGTATTCCTATCTACTGAATCAATAAGTCTACTACCTACTTCTATTAGTAAAGGTAAACCTACGGTAATAGCTAATCCCCAGGGTCCACCGAGTAATCCCATAAGTCTACCACCTATAGAGGTTAAACCTTTTATAGCACCTTGCCTAGCCACTTGACTACCAACTTGGGCACCTGCTCCAGCTAAAGCCCCTCCAGCTAAATTACCCGCCATAGTAGTTGCTAATGGTACTCCAGGATTTGGTGTCTTAACATATCTTCCGGTTTTAGTGTTATAAAATCTACCAGCTTTGTTCATACTAACTCCCCCCATCATCATCTGCAATTGAACCATGGTCCTCATGAGATTTACCATACTTATCATATGAGCTTCCATAATAGCAAATTGGGTGTTCGTCTTAATGGCTGCTGCAGACATACCTTCAGTAGAAGCAGTAGCAATAGTCTGTAAATACCCAACAGACCTAATAATACCTCTTACAGTATTAAATCCTGCAACAATAGTACCTACTACTACTGCAGTAGCTCCTACTCTAAGACCAAAACCTCCAACCCAAGTTTCTGAGATAGAATTAATTACTTTGATTATAGAGTTACCCACATTTAGTACTGGGGTAAAGATTCTACCCAAAGCTGCACCTGCGGTAACTGTTAAGTTCTCTATACTTGATTCGAATTGGTCAATTACACCTGCATCAGTTTTAAGACGTTCTTCATTGAGTCGATTTACTGCCCCAATGTTTTGGTCATAAGTAGCAAGTATCTTACCCATCTTATCTCTACCAGAAGCAATATCCCTAAGTACGGGGAGCATACCACGATTACCACGAACTCCAAAGATATTGAAGAAAGTTGGTGTTTCAATTCGTGAAGGTAAATCTACTGCAGCCTTAGCAAACTTCTGATAGATAGTATAAAGGTCTATAAGATTACCCTGAGCATCGAAGAATTCATCTGGACTTAAGCCCAGGTCTGCTAAAGCGTTATAGCCTTTCTTTTTTTGATTAACAAGAGAGAGTTGTAAGTAACGAATCATATTAGCCAGAGAGGTACCTGCCATAGAACCCTGTATACCCATATCACCCAATACACCAATAGCAGCAGCGGTTTGCCGAAGGTCTACTCCAGCAGTTGCCATATCTGCTCCTGCATAAGATATGGACTGGGCTAAGTCTGTCAAAGATATATTTGCATTGGTAACTGCAGTATATAAGTCATCGGTTACTCTAGCGGCTTCTCCCATTGGGATTTGGTACATTGACATGATATTAGTCATCAAGTCAGCTACACCACCTTTCTGTCCCACTGGCATTGTAAAGATTGAAGCCAGCTTAGATGCTGGCCCAATCATCTCTTTAATAGCATCGAATTTATTACCCGCCATAGCCAGGTATCTTTGTCCTGATGCAACATCCGAAGCCGTAAGAGGAGTTATCTCATTGACATCCTTTGCCAATTGTAACATCTCCCTTTGTTCTGCAATGGTAGCACCAGCAATTTTCGAAGCAGTCCAAACTTCATTCTGAACACCCGCAGAGTATTTATAGGCCCTTGCCATTCCCCCTACGAGCTGCATTCCGAAGTCCATGGTATTAGAAGCTGACATCTGTATACCTCTATTCCAGGTATTCATATCATTCATCATTGTTCTGAATGACCCAGATATCTTGCCAGCTTCTTGAGAGAATCGGTCTTTTAAAACCATGGCAACACCGACCTCTACTATACTCCTACTGGTATTCATAATTTATTTTCTTTTCTTTAATTGTTTATAATATTGCTCGGCCATTTCCTTGAATATTTTCCTTATTCGATACGGAAGACGTAAAAAGCCGAAATAGTCTAAGGCTATCTCGGCTCTGGTGATATAAACAAAATCACTCTCTAACATTACTCTTCCGTCAGGTAGAAAAAATTCGGTGCCCAAACTATAGGATAAGTTCTTTCCTCTCCAGTGGTTGGATTAGTGATGTGAGACTCACCTTTGAAAATGGGGTCCATAGATAAGATATACTTTCTCATCTCAGCCATATCCTTTGCAGTAAATGGGGTAAAGTTTTCTACCTTTTCCCAACTACCATCAACCTCTAAGTGAAGATTACGGCAAAGAAGAGGAGCATTCTTAGTTTGTTTATCCAAAGGCAACTTCATGAACTCTTGTTCTCCCTTACCAGTCATACAATCGAATTTAATTCTCTTGCCAGATGAAAGAGTGTATTCATGATCTACCAATCTAACTCCCTCTGGATAATAAGGGATAGCATCTGGCTTCTGATTTAAATCCTCTACAGTTGGAGTAGTACCGTAATCGAAAAGGAACTCATGAAGGTCTTGGCCATAAGTAATCTTACCACCATTCTCTTTGCCCCAATCATATTCGAATTCTACTTCCTCTCCCAAAGAGAAGATACGAGAATTGAAGATAATAGCATAACGGTCATTGACTGGTAAGTTAAGGGCATCATCTACGGTTAATTTCCCATTAGGGGTAGCAGTAGTTCTAATTACAATTGCTGCAATGAACTTGGTAAGGTTCATCAAAGTCTTCATGTCTGAAAGGTTACTGAGAATATCTTCATCAGCACCATTCTGTTCTCTGATTTCATATTCGAAACCAGAAGGTCCGGTAAATCTAAATGTTCTAAATTCCATAATTTGATATATTTAATGTTTACAAATGTTCATAGTACTCCGTATAACAACAAGAAAGGGGTGAGCTCCTATCACAGGAATCCCACCCCTCCACCGAATCTTAGTGAAAATAGACTAAGGAACTAGTATTTATCTGCAGTACCAACTGAGAACTCTATGGACTCAATGGTATTCTCTGAAGCCATTCTGTCCAAGTCTAAGCCGGTAATCTTACATGGCCATACCTCTTCGAAGACATGGGTATTAAGAACTGAGACTCCATCTTCGGCAAGTTCGTTTACAATTGCCGTTTCCCAGTATTGGCTTGGTACTAAACCACCACCAACTATATGGTCTTGGCAAGAATAGAGCCAATCATGAAGCCATGTGTCTGAACCTGCAGTAGTCATAAGTTTCTCTACAATAAGATTACCTATAGTAACCCTACCTGCAGTTTTAACGTCTCTATTGACGTCCCCATGAGCAACCTGGTCAATCTCAATATCCGGCAAAGTACAACTTTGGAATAGATAAGTATTGATAGGGTGTTTGGGGAACATGATACTCCACAGGAATTTCTTCCGGGGATTTTTTACTTTTGCTCCCATCGTTATATGTTTATAGGTTATTACTTGTTTCTACGATTGATACTGCCTTAGAAGCTGCATCGATTACAATCTCCATAGTTACCTCTTGCATAGGAACTACATCCTTATACTTAAGGATAGCACGGTACTTACCCTGACGAGCATCTGCTTCGTTATTAACCGAAAGGTCATCCCAAGAAGTTGCATCTTGGTCACCCATCCAGGTATACTCGGTCATAGCATCTTCATCTACCAATGAATCCAGTGTAGGTTTAACCTCCAACCAGATTCTCTTCCAAGTACTCCAAACGTTTGGTTCTTCGATATACTTGTTGAGTACCGGGCGAAGGAACTTCTTCAGGTAAAGGTTCAGTCTTACGATTGAAAGGAATCTTTCAGAATCCTGTTTCACTTGAGAAGAGAAGCAATGCCATAGCATGGTTTGCTTACCTGCATCTGGAGTATCTTTGATTACCATCTCATTGATATAATTCTGAGCAAGTGTGTTCAGTTCATTATATCGAGAAGGAGAACCATAATTTGGACATACGGGCCCAACTGCATCTCCAATAACTCCTCGGTTCATACCAGCAAAGGATTTCCAAGGACCATATTGAGTAGCAGAAGCATCTCCCAAACCTGCAATGGTACCTACTACATCAGAATCTTGAAGATTGCCGTTCTCGTTGTAGTACTTAAGGCCACCTCCAAAGTAAGCAATATACTTGGAATTACCCACGGTACCAAGACAAGCCTGTACCCAAGTAACCTGAGCTTTATAGTCTCTTGGTTGAGTACCCTGGGTGTAATGGGTTAAGTGTTTTGGGACTTCTATGTACAGTACCCATTCCATCAATTCTTTTGCCATATCTGCAGCAGCCTTATATACCTTGAGTACGTCAGCATCAGTAGTAAGGTGTTGAGAGATATGGGAAATGAATAATTGGTAAAAGTCAGTGTAGTCCCTTACTAAATCCAATGAAGCGATCCATTCATCAGCAGTTGGAGTGGAACCTGCACTACCGATAGTACCATTAAACAGTTTCTCTGTTTCGGAGGGTGCAGCATCTCCCACGGTAATAGTGATAGCATTCTTAGTACCATCAATATCATCGGTAAGCCACTTAATTAGGTTTTCAAAAGAGGAACCTGCAGTAATTACCAGCTTAATATATTCCGAGTTCTTAGCAAATGCACTAAGAGCAAGGTAATCTACCGAAGTATTATTGTTATCATTGGCAGTTTTGTAGGTTATTACTGGACCCTGTTCAAGTACTTGCCCATTAGCTGAATATATTTTATAATACAAGGTATTAGCTTGCTTATAAAAACCAACCTGGAAAGTATTTGCACTACCAATTGGATCTCCATATCCCTTGGTTACTAATCCAAAACTATAAGTAGTACTACCAGATTTTAAAGTAATCAAAGCAGAGGGTTTAGCTGGGTCAGGTACAGCAGAAGCAACTGAGATTTCATCTTCTGAATCTTTAGCTTTTCTTGCCGCAGCCGGAGAAGCAGTTACTGTACCTTGAGTAGCTCCTTTGCCAAGTACTCGAATAACACGAAGCTTAGAACCACCTTGCAAAGCCTTTTCGATATTTGATACAGAACCATCGGGTACAATTTCAGAACCATAGATTCTTTGGAACTGAGAGAATGTAGAGATGATTTCTGAAGGGTCATCATAAGGGCCCTTAGTAGTTCTAGCCAATACACAAGAAACTCCTAACATAGGAGTAGTTTGAAGAACATTGTTGTTCTTAAACTTAAAATCAACATGAGGTGAAGTTGGCATAATTCTATTGTGATTAAAGTTAATTACTTGTTTAATTTATACCCTAGAGTATTGTACCTATACCTTAGGTACTTTTAACTCTAGCATCTCATTTTCGTTTTGTTCTAACAATCCAATAAGAACCGATATATCCTTGATAGGTGTAAGAGTACCTTCTCCCAAAGCTTTTTCTGGAAGAATACCGTCCTTACATACATAGGTGTATACCTTCTCAAGTATACCATGCTCTACATCGGGATGGTCATAATAATTACCAATTTCAATGAATAGGTTTCCGGTGGGAGCAAGCCTGCCCTTTTCCCATTCCTCTAAATCATTGAAGTATGGTCTCACGTATCCTCTAGCAGGTAAGCCAGTATATAAGATTGTATGTAGCAATCTCATATCTGCTTGTGTTTGAGAAACCAGATGTACATCTATGGTAATATCCTTAGTTTCATAAGGAAACTCTGAAGCTTGGTAATTACCATCCTCAAGTTTATCACCAATGATGTATTTATTCACACCAATATCTCCAGCATAATAACCCTGTAGTTCTATGGTTATTCTTGGGAGAGTCTTTGGGCCTTTTACTTGATTATTCCCTATACCAAAAAGGGGTATAAACTTCTTCATACCTTTGATTGCCTCTTGAAATCTTTTTTCGTTTTCTTGAGACAAAGGTAAGAAGTCTTCTGGGTTTAAGGTAAGACCCATTTCCAACATTGTACTAAGTAGAGAGATATAAAAAGTTCTTTCTACTATTTCTTCTGAGTTTACCATTAAAGTCCTAATCTAATATTTAACTGAACCCTTTGATTGCCCTCGTCATTAATATACCCATTATAAGTTACCTGAATACCTCCAAAACCACTCATTATGGTTTGTAAATGACCAACACAATTTAATTCACTAACCCATTGAGTAGCAATATTTGAAGGATAATCGGTAAGCCATACTTTAAAGGGTATTGGTTCAGAACCAATACCTCCAGGGAATTGACCCTCTATTGTCTTACTTATATCGGTTATCTTAAATTGTTTTACAAATTTAGCAACTTGAATACCGTTGATAAGGTAGTACTGATAACCCTTTACATTACTAATCTGAGCAGTACTAGTATTTTGACCAAGATTTGGGAATGGTATATTCGGGGTTGGTTCAAAGCCATACTTAGTAGTTCTAATACCTGGAGATTGAGTTATATTTAAAACTATCTCAGTGTTAGATTCTTGCTGTGAGATAATCTTAACTATAGCAGTTCTTTCCAAGGGGTCATAGTTACTGGGGTTATGTTCTTGATTAGTAGATTTAGTTTTGATAGTAAGCTTACCTGCGGCATTAGCTTCTCCAATTTCTTGGGTTACCTCTAACCAATCTGAGGAGCTTTCAACTTTCCAATCTACAGCACGATATTCATCTTGAGGCTCATTATTTATAAACTTCTGTTGGTAACTGTATACACCTATTTCTAGGGTCTCACCCCTTTTAGTACCATCGAAAGTATGGGAAGTAGTTTCTGGAGTAATACTAAAATAAGTTCCCCAGGTCTCTACTATTTTAGGAGCGGCCTTTTGTACCAGGGTTACTTCCCTTTCTACACCCTGAACTACTACCTTGAGAACCTGCTCTTTTATATTATTCATGTCTTCGTTTACTGCCTTAGGCTTTACCCTAATAGTTGCAGTACCAGTTCCGGATAAGGATGATATTTCGAAATCTGCTGCCATTATATAACCCTCCTTATTTCTTTTCTAACTTCATTACGTATTTCCTTTTGTAAGGCAGCTTTTCCACCAGCAGCCTTAAATGCAGGATTCCAAAGAGGACGAGGTGGTAAATTACCATCTCTACTACCATACTCTAATATGATAGCTATCTGATTCAAAGTTTTTCTTGAAGTCTTACCCGTATAAGTAATCTTCTTAATTCCAATTGGCAAACCGACGAAAGTTCTTTTCTTACCTTTTACCAAAGTAACTGAACGAGCATATTGCCCCGTAAGATTTAACATGGTATGGTCCCCATATTTCTTTAGGGTACCAGGAGCATGTGGTGGCCATGATACTCCTGAACCTCTTGGGGGAACACCCGTATTCAAACTTCGTCTTACTATACGAAGAAGTTGATTACCAAACTTTTCTGTACCTTTCGCATAGCCCTTGGTTAAGATACTTGGAGTTTTGGCAATCAACCTTTCTGCACGAGCTTGTTCTCGTTTATCTACGTATATTTCTAGAGGGCCAACTGGAGTCGATAGTGTAATATTAACCGACTTACTTGGCATAATTCTTACTGTTGTTTAGGTTTATCCAATCCCAGCTCCTGAGCAATTCTCTGTAACAGAGTCTCTTGAGTGGAGATTCGTTGGTCCATGTATTGACGGAACTCCTCAAACCCTGGAGCAGGTTTACTTGGAGCAGAAGGTGATTGGTTAATTGAATTGAGAATGTTCTAGTGTTGTAATTAAACCTATGCAATTTTGAATACATACTCATAGGTTATTGTAGCAGCACTCTGGTTAATAATAAGTGTTATCTCCTTACCAGATTCTGATTGAGTTACTGTTACTGCGGCAGATCTTGAGGATTCAACGGTATTCTCATAAGTTTTAACTGAGAGCCCATTATCTACTATATTAATAGTAGTCCAACTCGGTACATTTCGACTTACTCCTACCAGATATATATCAGAGGTTTCTGTACCATTTATCACTTTCTTTTTATAAGAGATGAATGGAACCTCTTCAGTTTTTCCCAAAGCTGGATGAGCAATAGATTTAGAAGTCTGACTTCCGGGAGCACTCCCCCAATTAAAATAATAATTATAAAATACACTTGCACCACCCTGAGTGATATCCACATAATCAGAAGCCCCTCCATAAGAAGCCGTAACTCTAATAGACCTACTACTTGTACTGGTATTCTCAGAAGCCCTAAGTGTAGTACCTGATAGACTAAATCCTGAGGTACCATTGGTACTTAAACTCGGAGTAGCACTATCGGAGCCATCGGCAACATTTGAACCAGAAGTATAATTCGCATATCTTGGTCTACTAGCACTTGGGTACAAAGTTACACTACCTCCAGTATTACCGATGGTATAAGAACTTGCAGTTAAGATTACACTCCAAGAGCCATAGGTATACCCAGTAAGTTCGTTTGCTGCCTGGTATACTGATACACTTACAGATTTGGTTTTACCATTTAGTGATAAGGTACCAGTAAGGGTTCCTACCTTGGTTCTAGATTTAACGGTAGTACCCAAAGAACCTGCACTAACTGCAGTACCATAACTAATGCTAGCACCGCTTGTAATTGTGCCACCTCCAGTTGTAGAACCATTCCATCCCCAAGTCTGAGAATATGATGGCATACTTGAGAATGAACTTCTACTTCCTCCACTTGCAGGTATATCGGATACACTTCCTCCACTGGCAGTGATTTCACTATAGGTTCTATAACCTGCAGATTGAGAACAACTAATGGTTACCTTCTTATTAGTTTCAGCTTGTGTTAAGGTTACCGTACCGCTTCGTGTACTGGTAGAGATATTATTACTCATAGTTACAGAAGTACCGCTTCCAGATACGCTACCAGAGTTGGCTCTAGTATAAGTTAAAGCTATTTGGTTACCATAATTATGCCCATTTCTTAATTCTTGCTTGTAAGAAGTAACTGAAAAGGTTTTGGTACCTCCAGTAGCCCCAAAAGACATAGAAGTAGGTGTTACACTCCAACCATAACTCCAAGATTGAGAGGCTGCTGCTTGAATAAAGGTTAATTTAAAAGTTTTACCCGATTCATCCTGTGTAACAAGAGTATTGGAATCCGACCGAGAGGTTAATCCCAAATTCTCTGAAGCAGTCCAAGGAGGTGCTGAAGGATGATTAGCTACCCATGCGGGTTTATTACTAATAACATAATCTACCGTAATTTCAGACCCATTAGCTACCCCATCCCAATATTTCTGTTTTGTAGAAATAAAAACAAACGCCTGATTAGAAGAGCTTGGGTTACCCAAAGCATCGAAGCTTACACTACTGTATCTAGTAGTAAAAGTATACTTATAGGTTACCTTATGAATATCTTCGAGTTTGACACATTCATTATTTCCATAGGAACTGGCATTGGATAGTTCCAACCCCACATAATTCTCCCCGGTTCCTGTCGAGGAGAGTGCTAACAATTCAGCCTTAGTAGGGCAGTCATTTCCTGTCTTACCAAGGCCTACTTTAGTTTTGACAGCACTCCAGGTTGCTATCTCTCCCATGATTATTTATTTTTAAGTTCTTGAATCTCAGCCTTCAAAGCCTTAATCTCATCGTAGAGAAGTTTAATACCTTCAATTGCCAAAGTTGACATCTTGTGATATTTAACTTGTTTTACGAGTACATACTCTTCCCCATTGATTTCCAAAGTTTCGAATTCCTCTGGATTAGGTACTGTAGATTTCTCTACTGGAACTTCCTCTACATATTTACCAAATCCCAATCCCTCAAGATTCTGAGCAATAGTTCCCTCGTCCTCTTTACCAAGCATACTAAATGACTTAGTAGGTATCTGGCAAATCTGGTCTAGAGTATGATTCAAATCTTTAATGTTATCTTTGAGTCGAATATCTGAAGACTCTTTCCAGAAACCGGAAGGAGCAGTAGTCTTAGCAAATACTACCTGGTCGGTAGTTGCCAAACTCAATTGAGCTCTAGTTACTACGTGAGGATTATCTTTTCTACCAGCATGGCTATTGATAGAAGTCTGAGCAGCAGTACCTGCAGCCTTAGCATCAGCAATAGCAGTAGCTTGAGCAGTAGATACGGGCTTATTAGCATCGGAAGTATTATTAACATTACCCAATCCAACCTGAGTTTTAGTAACTGTATGAGGATTAGATTTATTGGCAATGTGATTATTTACCTTAGTTTCTAAGGCAGTTACATCTGAACCAGTATCGGCAATCAAATCGTCAACGTAAGTTTTCAATTCTGTACGAAGAGCCTTGATGGCATTAGTTCTATTGGTAATCTCATTTGCCAACCCCTGTACGGTATTATCCAAGTTAGTCTTATCTGCTGCAGTCATTACACCTGCAGTAGTCTTAGTTGCTGCAAGTATATCTCTAATTAAATCTGTAGCACCTTCATAAGTCTTACCCTCTGCACTCTTAGTTTTATTATTAAGAGTAGCTCTTACATTAGTTGAATTATGGGTAAGAGTGAATCCAGTAAGAATAATTCCTGGAAGAGAACTATTAAAGGTATCATGAGCATTATCTTTTGCAATACGGGCCTCTTGTTCAGCTTCAATAGCATCTGGTAAGGTTTGATTAAGCTTTATTACACTATCGGCATCCATCAGACCAGCTTCTTTAGTAGTGGCTGGAGTTAGAGGGATTACCATCCCATCGGGTTTATCAATGTAATGCCCTTGACCATCCGTAGCAGAATAGTTACATAAGATAATAATATTATTCTTATTTCTGGTAGCTATTGAAACCTTACTAATTAAATTTTTAGGCATGCTAGATACCACATCCTCAAGATGCTTACCTCTACTACCTTCGAAAGCAGTACCTGCAATTTCCCCAATGATAAGAGACGAAGTATTACTGTCTACGAATTTAGTACCTGACCAACGGAATTGGTATGGAGGTTCACCATCGGCAACATTTATATAAATCTTACCAGATTCTCCAACTACGGGAGTTTGGTGACCTGCATCCGTATACAATTGAACATTAGTAAGACCTCCAGTGGGGCTTACATCATAGGTAGCATATACTTCAAGTACATCATCTACATATGAAGGCAAATGGTTAGCAGGTACTAACCCATTCCCATCCAATGGAGCAAAGCCATCAGCCTTACCCTTAGTTGCTACAAAGGCATCATGCTTAGCTTCTAGAGTGTTAATGTTATTCTGCAGTTTATTATCAAGGGCAGTGTCTGCCGCAGTTCTATCAGCAATCTCTTTATCAATCCTTGCACCCAATGCAGTATCAGCAGAAGTACGAGCAGTTGCTTCATCGTTTACAGCTTTAGTAAACTTGGTATCTAAAGCAGTATCTGCAGCTTTTCTATCAGCTACTTCTTGAGCAAGAGCGGCTTCTGATTTACCGTCCAAAGCTTCGATAGCATCTTTACGGTCCTGAACCTCTTGAGCAATAGCATTGGGTAATGTCTCATCCAGATTAACTTTATCTTGGGCGGTCATTACACCAGCTTTCTCTGTAGTAGCTGCTGGGATATAAGTAGTCTTATAATCTTCAGGCTCATGAGTATAAATACCCTCTTCTTTTTTAGAAGAGAAATTATGAGTTAAAGTAACATGACTGCTTTGTTGACCTACCTCAACTGGTTTATCACCAGATAAGATAATAATATTATCTGGTATAGAATCAAACAGCTTCTTATCTGCTGCAGTTTGTACACCAGCTTTCTCTGCAGTAGAGGCAGGCAATGTAATAGGATTCTGTTCTACTGTACCATCTTCAACTACGGTCTTAGTAGCAGCTATGCCAACAGTAGTTTCATTGGGAGTTACTGCACCAAGAGCAAAGTTAGCCGTAGAGATTCTATCTAACTCAACCTTATCCTTAGCAGTCATCGTACCAGCCTTAGTAGCCGATACCTGAGGCAAATCGAAAGTTTCGGTAGTATCAGCATTCAAACCGTTATCCTTAGTTACCGTTACCGTTACCTTATTAGCATCTGAAGCTGCAGAGATATCCGTCAGAGAATTGGGGTCTAACCCATCTAACTTAACCTTGTCTGCGGCAGACATAACTCCTGCAAGAGTTTGAGTTACCGGGAGTAAGTTCTTGGTAGCTTCTACTTCTTCACCATATTGGTTATTTGCATTATCCTTGGTTGAAGTCTTTACCTTGAAAGAAAGTTGGGTACCGGTTCTTGTTACAGCACTAACATCGGTAACCATGGTATCAGGCAAAGCATCAGAAGTACCTTCTTCAGCTACCAGTCTTTCTTCATGGTCATCGGTAATGTTAGTGAATTTATTATCTAAGGCAGTATCAGCATCGGTTCTGTCCTGAATTTCTTTATCGATACGTTTACCCAAAGCTGTATCGGCAGCAATACGGGCAGCTTCTTCTGCATCAATGTTATCCTGGAGAACTTTATCTGCGGCCTTTCTTTCCTCTCTCTCTGTATTTAAGTCAGAAGTATTCTGGTCAATCTTTGCTTCTAATCGAATATCCTCAGCCTTACGAGCAGCGATTTCATTATTCAGCAAATCGGTAATGGCAGTATAGTTACCATTAATGTTATCCTGAATACCCTGAATCAATTCCAGATTACGTTGAATATTAGCAGCATTCTGAGTTACCAGAGCATTGGTAGCATTCAAGGAAGTTAACAGCTCCGTACGAGTTTCAGTTACGAAAGTTCTCAACTCATTTACCGTAGTAGTAAGAGTATTACTTAAGTTAGTGAAAGTCTGTTGCAGAGTATTATCTCCTTGTTCACGCAGATTCTTTTCAGCTTCAAGCTTATTCTCCAACTCAGTAAGCTTAGCAGTCATAGTTGCTGCAAAGTTAGGGTCATCACCGAGAGCCTTAGCAATCTCAGCCAAAGTATCAAGTACCTCTGGAGCAGAGCCAATAATCTTTTGGATAGCTGCCTCTACTTGTTCAGCACTCTGGAAATCTGAATCGTTTAATAACTCAGATACCTTAGTGATGTAGTTTGCATGTTCTTCGATGCCATCCAACTTGGCATATAGCAAGTCAGTAAAGTCATTTGAAGAAAGTACTTTACCGTCTACCTTATCTACCTTCTTTCCATCCATTGCCTGGTCAGCAGCAATTCGATCTGCTTTTTCCTGAGCAATAGCATTATTAATAAGGGTATCTTGGTTAGCACGTTCTGTAGCTTCCTTATCGATATTATTCTGCAACTCGGTATCACCAGCTAAGCGGTCATTCTTTTCGGTAAGTATATTTTGGTTGATACCCGCCATATCATCTTTATGGTTCTGAAGGTTGGTATCAATCTTTGCCTCAAGTGAAGTCTCTTTGGCAATTGCTCGGTCTTTCTCTGCATTAATAGCAGTAGTATTAGCATTTACCTTTGCTTTTAATTCATTCATAGCATCGGTATTACCTGCCTCTAGAGAATCAATACGAACTCCCAAAGCATTATCACCAGCAATACGGTTTTCCTTTTCTTGTTCAAGCTTAGTATTAAGGCTAGCTACCTCAGATTCCAAAGCCTGCTTAGCATTATCCAATTTAGCCGTAAACTCAGTACTCAAGGCTTTATCGGCTGCAGTACGGTCTGCTGCTTCTTTATCCAAATTTACCTGAAGAACTTGGTCTGCAGCTTTTCTTTCTACACTCTCAGTATTAAGGTCAATATTGAGAGTATCGATACGAGAACTCAAAGCACTATCAGCATTGGTACGGTCAACTATTTCCTCGTTAATCATATCCTTAACTTCCTTGTAGTTATCCCCTACAGTCTTAGTTAAGTTTGTGATTGCCTCTGAATTTCTTTCGATATTATGTTGGTTAGTAGCGATTGCCGTAGTATTGGCATTTACCTGCTCGGTAAGCTCATTACGCAAGGTATTGATAGACTCTTGCATACTCAAAGCCAAGTCTGAGATACGCTGGTTAACGTTAGCCAGACTTTGAGTATATGCTTCATCAGCAGTCTTTCTTTCGGCAATCTCCTTATCCAAGTTAGCCTGAATTGTGGCATCGGCATCTTTACGGTCTTGGATTTCCTTGTTAAGGTTATCCCTTACAACCCCAATAGCAGCATCACCAGTAGCAGACTTATTGTCTACATATTCTTTCAGTTTAGTTTCAAGGGCAGTATCTGCATCCTTACGAGCTTGAACTTCAGCAGCTACCTCAGCACTGTTTGCCTCATCACCCGCAATTCGGTCTTCGATTTCTTGGTTAACCTGTTCTGTGATTGCAGCCAATTTCTTGGTAATGGTAGCAGCAAAGTTGGGGTCATTTCCAAGGGCATCGGCAATTTCCTTAAGAGTATCAAGTACCTCTGGTGCTGAACCAATAATCTTTTGGATAGCAGCATTTACTTCTTCTTCAGTTTGGAAACCGGCATCATTTATAAGCTGAGAGAGATGGGTAATATAGTTTGCCTTTTCTTCTATGCCATCCAATTTAGCTTTGAGTATATCGGTAAAGTCGTTCTTAGTCAAAGAATAACCTTCACGTTTATCTACCTTCTTAGCATCAAGGTCTTTATCACCTTTTTCTCTAGCAGCAGCCTCGGCAGCAATAGCATTAAGCAATTGTTCTTTGTCTTCTACACCCTGCTCTTTTATATCCTCAATTTTGTGTTCAAGAATTAAATCCTGAGCAGCACGAGTGGTAGCCTCTAAATCTATATTGTTCTGTAATACCTGGTCTGCAGCAGTACGTGCTTGAGCTTCTTGGTCAATTTTACCTTGAAGAGCATTGTCTGCATTAGTACGGTCTGTTACCTCTTTAGAGATTTCATTATGAAGAACTTGGTCCTCAGAATGACGGTCTACCTTCTCTTGGTCAATCTTACCCTGAAGAGCTAAAGTATCAGCCTGGCGATTAGTGATTTCTTCATTAATCTTAGAATCCAGTACGGTATCTGCATTGGTACGATTTGCAGTTTCTTCAGCAATCTTTGCCTCGAGTGCAGCCTTATCATTGATATGAAGAGTCTTAAGGTTATTTACACTTTCCTTAATCTCATTATCGGCAGCGATACGTTCATCTTTTTCCTTTTGAATAAGGTCCTTGAGTTCTTTCTCAAGTTCACCATTATCTTGATTTACCTTATCTTCAAGGTCTTTGATGTCTTCAGCATTCTTATCTACCTTCTTCTCAACTCGGTCGATTTCAGCTTTTAAGTCTGCCTTAACGGTATCAATCTTCTTATTGATTTGGTCTAACCCATATTCTAGGTTACCCTGAACTGCAGCTACTGCAGCACCCAGAGCAGCTTCGGCTTCCTTAGCACGATTAACCTCTTCGGTTAAAGCAGTACGAAGGTCGGTTAATTTATTAGTGATGGTAGTTGCAAAGTTGGGGTCATTGCCCAATGCTTCTGCCAACTCTTTAAGAGTATCAAGGGCATCATCAGCACCATCAACCAAATCACTAATCATCTGTTTAACTTCTTCCTCGGTTTGATATTTCAAATCATTCTCAAGCTGAGAAACTTTAGTGATATAATTTGCATGTTCTTCGATGCCATCAAGTTTAGCTTTTAACTCATCAGTGAAGTCATTCTTAGATAAGTCATATCCTTCCTTCTTATCTACCTTATTTTTGATAGAAAGTACGAAAGCCCAGAACTCATTTATAGTTCCCCCAAAGCCAGCACGAACAAAGTCATCATAGTAACCCTGTAACAACCGCTGGTCAATCTCTTCGCAGGTGTAATATTTACTTACATACATATTTATAAAATTTAAGGATTAATTACTGAACGTTGACGACCCAGTAAGAATTCCGAATCTATATCCCTGAATGGTTCTCCCTCTGAACCACAGAAGGCATTCCTTGGTATATTCGGATTTTCTGGGTCTACATCTCCACCGTCTTCTATATCCCCCCGTATGCAAGCATAATCGGGAAGCTTATTTACACGGAATTTCATTACCTGGCCTATACCAGGATGAGGTATTATTTTATCCCAGATATCACCGAAGTAATCTTGAAAGCAGGTGACAAATTTGTTTCCGGTCATTGATTGAAATGCCGTTACATCATTGCCATTACCTTTCATTTCAATATGAACTCCAGATGTACCATTAAGGATAACCAGATTACTATCAAACCAGATTCCACTGGAAGTAGTAATTGGGGTCCACCTCAGTACTAACATCTTTGCCATATACTTAATTTTTAATCTACAAATTCGATTTTGGTATCTCGGTCTCTCTTTAGGATAATCATGAAAACTAAAGCCTCATCCTTTGCCTGAGCAGTCTGAGTATCTCCAGAAGGCTTATACGTTATACCATTAATTACAAACCTATCTTGTTCCCAATTAAAATCCCAATAACCCTCCGGTGTAAGATAACCGATTTGTTCTATATAAGATTTAGAAATTAGTATTGATAAGTTTTCGTCATCCAATTCTCCTGAGACGGTTGCCTTGTTGATAGGCCAGTTTCTGAAAGCATTGTAGTAACACAATGCTTCGATTTGGATGTTATAATATTTAGGTATACTGTCTTCGGCATGACTGAGAAGCTGATTAACATGTTTGGCCCAAGTTATGGTTTGTCTACCAGCATCCCAATCTAAGAAGTCAGTGATAATTTTCTTGTATCTATCCCAAGAGCGGTTCTTTACCATTCTCCAGGGTTCTTTTGTCATAACTTAGTTAAGATTGATTTCTTACCACCTTTTACTGGAGCACTTGGGTTGGGTCCATCTAATACTCCAGGTTGCCTTCTGTTAACTACTTTGGGAACTACGGTTCTGAATACTTCATCACAGAACGGTAAGTAGATTTCCAATCGTGAAGCTAACATACAAAGGTTCTTTCTTAATTCATCTATTAATCCACCCGGTTGCATTGCTTGAGAAAGTGTTTTCCATAGGGAACTTGTAGCATCTGCCAAGGTATCATAATATTGCACTTCAGTAGGCCCAGTAGTGATTTGTTTTATCCTATCACCACGAGCAAGTTCAGGTTTAGAAGTACCATCACCAGTTTGTTCTTTGGTAGAGGTTAATTGACTTAAGTATTCGGAAGTACTCGTTAATAGATTAAGTATCTTCACATTGAGAAAATCCCATGCTGCCAATTCCATTATTAATTGGTTTTCTAGTGCTTCATACCATAATTCATCCGTATACTTATCGGGTGCAATTGTATGGTTTACTAGAGGTCCAATGTAATATTGCCACTTAGTGATGTAAATAGATTTCTCTTCCCTGGTCATCCCATCGGATATTTCTGAAGGGATATAATGGTCGATTAAGTTATATATTGTATCGGCTAATGCCGTATGCCCATAATCACAAACTACCAGAGTCTTATCTACGGTGATATCTAAACCGCTAGAGTTAGTTACATGTAATGTTACGGTATAGAAACCGGGAGTTTCATAAGAATAGGAAACATGTCTTCCACCATTGAAAACCTCTCCCTTATCATCGCCAAAGTCCCAGTCAAAAATAGATTTGGCCGGGACTTTGGATATGACTCTGAATGAAACTTCCAGACCTGACGTAACGTACAAAAAGTCCAGATTGTTATTCATATTAGTCTGTCTTATGTAATTTTCATAGATTACCCTTTAGAAGAGGATTCAAATTCTTCCAGCAAAGCCTGAAGAATTGTTTCTACTGTATCATCTTTCTCGGCAACGATTTCATGAAGACCTGCTACCAGTTTCAGTTCTTCCAGGGAATAGCCCTTTGCAAGTTTTTCAAGAGTCATGCCTTTCTTGAACTGAGCATTCAGTCTCTTATCCAACTTTTCGATGTCGGCCTCTGAATACTTTTCGATTTCTGATTTATCAGCAATGATAATCAGATGGCCAGAGGCAATTGCCTTCTGAATCTTTGGTGCACGGAATTGACGACGAGAGAGTTCCTTGTCTTCTCCTCTACAAACGGTAATACCAGTTGATTGGTCATGAAAACTGTAAGCTCTTGGTCCCACAGTTACTGTATATTTATCTTTAGCCATATTTCCTAAGATTTAAAAATGATTAATGATTAAAGAGAGGATAGGTCTTTTTAGTTACCTACCCTCTCAGGGAATTTATATAGATGAAACCGGACGTCCCTTATTATTCTAGGTTAACCATCAAATATGGGTCTACGTTCATGAACTCGGGGAAGCCGAATTCTAAGAACTTCTTGTCGGCAGCCAGCAACAGAGTTGCATCCTGGTACATCTTAGAGAAGCCAGTAGTCAAGCTTGCATAGATTGCCTGAGTCTGGTTAGAAACGATTCTTTCAGATTCAAGCATCAACTGACGAGCAGTAAGCTTAATCAAGGCAGCAGATGTATCAATCAACAGCAACTGTTGGTCGGGTGTACCCGGGTGAATGTAGAAGTCAGCATTCTTGGGAACAGGAGACTTAACATTCAGGGTAGCTTCTGTAGTACCAGAGTGACGATCCTTAAATTCCGGCAAGTTCAGCATTTCGATTGCCTGGTCTTCACCACCAATCATAGTTTGGAAGTTACGTCCCATACGAGCAGCACGTACCCAAATATGCAGAAGGTCTTTGTAAGTGATACCGTTAGATGTTTCGTATACACCGATTACCGGGGCAGACTCAGAGCCATCAGGGTTGTTACCATTGATAGCAACGTCCATAGCCAGAGTATCCAGAGCATAACCCAACTGAACACCAAAATCACGAAGGTAGATTCCCAAGACATCGAGTGAAACATAGTTACGAACTTCATCAGTAAGTTTGAAACCTTTTCCGATTTTGAAGAGGCTAACTGATTTCTGTCCGAAGCTAACATCACCCAATGGGATAGTTTCTGCCTCATTAACCTTTGCAGGGGCAGCATCCGACATGTTAACCATCGGCATGATTGCTTGCAAACCATTGATTGGTTGGTCAGATGCGATGATGTTCGGATAGAACGGAGCCTGGCGCATACCCAATGTGATAGCAGCACGAATGATTTCCGGAACAATCCAACGAACATTCTGTTGAGGCATTGTAAAGATGTTCTGCATCGTGTCCACTTTTGGATTGATGCCCATCTTTTCAAAAAGTTCATCTTCTGAAATACCCCATTTACCGGTAACCAATTCTCCAAAAGTTACCTCTACAGGCTTCTTGTCCTGTGAACCGGAACGAACAGCTTCCAAGCTTCTTACCATTTCCGGCAGCTCATTCATAAAATCCTGAGCCTTCAACTTTGTAATATCTATTTTATTTTCCATAACTTCTTTTCTCTTATTTGATGAGTACTTGAATTACCTCATTTGCCTCTTCTGCAGGATTAAGGGCAATGAACTGGGTTGAAGTTGCTTGGTTAGCTTTTACGAATCTATCGTTAAGCAATTCTCCATCGGGAGTTACATAGCCAGCATCGATATTTCCGTTTGATACCCAGTTACAAATCATGTAACCTTCCATAGCTACTGTTACCTCTACCGGGAAATTTCTTTGAGGTTGATAAGCAGGGTTAACGTTATCCGTTACTGCTACACCCAAATAAACTTGAGTAGCTGTATCAGTGCAAGGGTAAATCAAACCTTCTTCATTCAAAGCCACTGGCATACCCTGTACGATTTTCTCTCCAGCTTTAACATTGAAAGCCTGGTGCAATTTGTGTGACTCACTTTTGTAAATCACCGCTCTCGGGGTTCTTTCCCCAAAGAGAGTAAGTTGCTGAGGGTCGTTTACGATTTTAGTTTTTTCCATAACGCGGATTATTTATATTAGTTATTTTATTTTGTTTCGATACAAGTTATCGATTACATTCTTAGTACTCGGAGATTCTGAATTCCGTTGGGTATCAGTACCCTGGGTTCCAGTTTTACCCTCGGTATCATCCTCAGCAATTGAGGAAGCACGGTTGACGTCCTTAGAACCACATTTTGAGCAAGTGAGAGGGAACTTCTCTTCCAAGCGAGCTTGGTAATCCTTGGTCAAGGAAATAAGAGTAGTAATACCAGTAGTCTCGGCATTGAGCATCGTAACGATTGTCTCATCTACCTTATCACCCATCAACTTCTTGTAGGTTTCTACGGCATTTTCACGTAGAGAAGCAATGTGATTCTTTCCTACGGTTGCCATTTCCTTCAAGTTAGCTACTTCGGCATTCAAGTTGGTAATCTGTTCCGTAAGAGAAGTTTTCTCTGTAGTAAGATTATCTACCGAAGTTTGCAATTCGTTTCTGGATGATACCAAAGTCTGAATGCAGGCAATTACATTTTCCTGATTCATCTCTTTACCTTCTTCCAGGGTAAGCATGTTATCCCCAAAAAGGCTTTCAAGAAATTTTTGTAATTCGTTCATGTTATCTTTATTTGAATGATTATCATTGGCATCATTATCATTAAAAGAACCCTGAGTATCGTTCTTTTCTTGATATGATGTTAAATCTGATTTATAATCAGTAAAGAAGTATTGCTTCGATTTATCATCTCTGTATTCTTCATAAGATGCCCAAGTTCTTTTGGCAAAGGTTGGGTTAATGATTTTACCATCCGAACCAATTTTCTGGGCAAATGAATCAGCACCATGTGAAACTAGTGAGGTCTCAAGGTAACGAACAATTTCAGTAACAATTCTACGTACCATAACTCCCTTAGAGTCATAAGTACCCAGTTTCTGATAAAATTCGTTATCTTCCATTTGGGGATGGGATTTATCCCACTTAAATTGTACAGTAACTGAATTACTATGAATTGAAGGAGGTTCCATAAGGATGCCTCTAGCAATTCTTGGGTTTGCCTTACCATCGATTTTCAGAATACCGTTGATACCAGCGGGTATAGTAAAGCTACCGTCTTTATAGGATTCCTGCCACATTACTTGTGATACAGCACCAATAGCATTACCGATGTTGGTTTCATGGTCACAGTTTACTGTTTGACCAAGCAACATCTTCATAGAAGCCTTTAGTACTCCATTCTGACCAAAGTCTGTCGGGTTCCAATTCTTAGATACAATCGTTTCTGAAAGTAATCTGAACATTGGTTCGATAAACTCTTCGTCCTTAGGAGTTAGTTCCGATTTGTCTAGGTTGGGGTAGTAAGTATTATAATCTATATCCCCTCCCCAAAACCCAAATTGAGCAATGGAATCCGGTGTAGGATTTTTCCATTTGTAATAATTCTCGGAGAAAGTCTGGGCTCCCACTGCTTCTGGGATATACCCAGCCATAATGGTATGGCCTTGACCTATCACCATAGAATCAAGATGCTCTTTGTTTTTCTTTGTGAATTTACTCATCTTGCTTTAGTATTTTGGTCTCCTCGAGAAGGAGCCGGGTTTGTCTTATCTCTTGACCTACGAGCAGATTGGTTTTTATCATCCTGCCTTTGTTTCTTCTTGGTACCCTCTTGTGGGTCTGTATTACCACCCTTAGCAAATTGGTCCTCAAGTGAAACTCTTGGTTCTTTCTCATCAGGAGAATCATAACCCATTGCCCAAGCATATTGCTCTTGACTAATGATACCAGCCTTATACAATAAGTCAAGGTTCTGTATCTTATACTGAAGACCTTGTTGGATTTTAACTTCATCAGAAACTGTAGAAGTTCCCCAATCAATCTTCATCCCCTTATTATTAAAGCCTGCCAGACGCAGTTCTAGAGAATAAAGTCGGTCTAATACATAAGCTACAAGCATTTGGATATTTTTTAACTGGCTAATCATCTTAGACAGCATTATACCCGTTGCACCTTCACCAGTAGTAGATGATACCCCAATGATAGAGCCATTAACTCCCAACCCATTTGCTACAGATTGTTGATTCATATTCCAAGGCTTCTCGATATTACCGAGTTCCTTAGTAGTAGAATTGAGTTTGAATTCATGGTCATCTATGTAACCAGCAACTACTCCATCCTTCATACCCTCTTTAACATTACGTTTAAGGATATTAAGTTCATGGTATAATCGAGATTCATAAGCTTTGATACTCTCGTTGGGTCTTTGTGGAGATTTCTGCATTTTAGCTTCTAAGAAACCAACCATACCACAAATCTCCATGATATGTTTGAAGTTAATCTTCATATCATTCTGACCCTTGAGAGAATCCAATGCGGGCATAAATGGAGGAACTCCATAGGGTTCATCGGTATCATTAAACATACCCACATAGAAATAGGTTTCTGGGTTAAGCTTAATGTAATCTTGTTGCTTAACAAAGAAATTCATATTCTTTTGGTAAGGAGAATACACCCCATTTAATTCACGTTTAAACTTGATATGCTCTGGTTTAAGGAATAATACAGTAGCCAATCCATCAAGCTTGTCATTTGGTACGCCTTCTACAGATATTGCCCCACTTACAAGAAGTTGAACAATCATTTTATTAACTAAACCATCTATACCAGCAGTATATCTGGTCCATCCCTTGGTGGCTTTCTTAAGATGTTCTCTCATCTTTGAAGCCTCTTCATCGGTATTATTAGGGAAAGTTACTGTATGACTGGTGTTAGCTAACTTAAACATATCTTGCAATGCGATGCCCATATCTGGATTTACCTTGTATAAATCCCGAATTAAAGGTATCACATCAACACGAAAAGAGGGTTCAACTAATTTAGTCAACCCCTGTAATGATGTAATTAAGTTATCGCTATCATCGTCAACTGAAACCCTACCAGGTGAAATCGATGTGGCAGGCTTCTCCTCTTTATTAGAGGATGTACCATTCTTGGGAGGGTCCTTCTTACGTCCCCAACCCCAACTAAAATTGAAGTACTTTTTCATCTTGGTTGTACGATTACGTTAGTTTTTCCTTTCCTTATGTGATTACATATTGCTTTTCCAAAGATATCATCATCGGCATATACGTCTCCTTCAAGGTCTACATCTACAGCTGAATTGTTAGCCCTATGTTTACCCATTGCAACAGGTCTACCTAAACCATCATAAATGAAGGTATAAGCTTCTTGTACAAAGAAGGGGTCCTTAATGATTACGTGATCTAATCGAATATCTTCTTCCAAGTTTTCTATTATCACTGAACGATTCTTTTGGGTGGTTAACCAACCAGGGGATTTATCCATTTCAGGTCTACTTTTACCTTTTTTCTTTAGCATCTTCTGGTAGTAGTAAAGGTTAGGGTAGCCTTCGTCTTGAAGCTTAGAAGTTACTGATAAACCAACGTCATTGGATTCTGGAGCTATTACTGCCCAGTTAAACAACTTCCCAGTATCACCAAGTAACTTAGCATAAGCTCCCACTGCCATTCTTCCCTTATATACTACTTGTTCTTCTCCTAGCTTATCCATACAAGTAAATGAAGAGTAGTCAGAAGCTCTACCAGTTGAAACGTCTGCACCAATGAAATATTCTTTATCTGATTCGGGTTCACAGAATTGTCGGTATTGACCATTAAATCTCTTCTTAATAACTGGGTAATCACTAAGGCAGTCTTCGATAGCTTTAATATCTGCTAAGTCGAAGACTGTATTACCAGATGATAAGAAGTCACCATCAATTTCTTGTGCAGTTCGTTTTGCTCCCAAAGCAGAAGACATTTGGTTATACCAATTGATATCTCGTTCTGGGTGCATTTGCCAGTATAATCGAATTGGGTTAAAAGGATTACCTCCTGCAATGGCATCTACCCAAGTTGAGTGATAGAAATTACCAACTCCATAGGGAGTGGAATTGACGATGGCAGCTCCACCAGTGGAAAGAGTAGGAAATGCAGCAGCCCAAATTTGAGCAGCCCATCTTACTACTGCTGCCTCGTCAATTACCAGAAGAGAAAGGGATTCCGAACGACCGGCTTCGGATGATGTCGGAATTGATTCAATAAATGACCCATTATCAAATTCTATCATGGAAGCAGAACCGTATTCTCCAGCTCTACCATTGATTATGGGAGTTTGAAGGTACCATGGAAGATTCTTGTACATGAACTTAATCTTCTTAAGCACCTTCTTAGCAGTTGTGTCTTTGATAGAGATAATGTTTATCTTTTTGTTGGGATGGTACATCGCCAACCAAAGACAGTACATTGAAATAAGTTCTGTAATTCCTGCCTGACGGAACTTGAGAATGATATTGAATCGTTGGGCAATGAAATTGTAAAGAACTGATTTCTGAAATGGGTATAAATCAAATCTTACCTTTCCTCTTACTGGATGTATCACATAGCAAAAAAGGCTAAAAAAGAAAACATCACTAGAAACTCGGGATAGGTTTGATAGCTCCTCCCGAGTTAATGTAGTTCTAGTTTCTGAGATAGTCTTTGCCATATCTAAAAGTTATACGTTATTTGAAATTCGATGTCAGTACCTATACCAGATTTTATCTTCGGGTAGTAAAAGGTATTGACTCCGAATTTGTAATTAAATCTCTTAGTCTTGATTGAAAGACCAGCTCCCATATCGAAGAGATTATTGAAAGGTCTGTATTTGCCATAGACGTATGGACTAAGTGATAACCTTGCAACTTTCTTTCGAGTTAATTGACCTTCATACCAGTTGTAGTTGTACTTATCTAAATCGATTGGGAATAATCTAGTTGAATAAGTGTTAGTCTCCTTATTGAACAGACTTAAGTTCAACTTATCTTTCTTCAAAACAATTTGAACTAGGGAATCTTGGTTACTGATAACTGGCTGCCTTAGCATGGAATCAGGAAAGAGAGTTGGCTGCTTATTATCATGAACTAAGATTTTACCTGGTTCAACTTTTTCTGAGTACTTCTTCTCTGGTTTGAAGGGTTTCTCTGTGTATACTGTATCTGGGATTTCATTGACCGCTAGTTCTAAGGAATCAACCTCTCGAGAAAGTTTGTAATTCCTGAAGCAAAGGTAAATAGTAAATCCTAGAAGTACAATGAACAAGGCCCTCTTTAAATTCTTCATACTTGATAAACTTTTTAATCTTACTCTTCAACCAGTATCTTTCCACAACGCTTAAGTTTGACTTAATGATGTGAAATTTGAATTGATAAGTACGATTGGTTTCGATAATCTCAAAACGTATTGACGGTAAATTCCGATACAGAACTCTAAAGAACTTAAGGATGTTATTCACATTCAATTCGGTAATTGGGTACTTTGCATTAATCATTCTCATAATCTTCGGTGTTAAAGTTTTCAAATCGAAATAGTCGCGGATTAATATACTATCTAATCGGTAATCGCTAAGCGATTACCTTTATCGAACGTAGTGAGATAATATCCCAATATACTACTACTGATATAGATGATATGATAGCTATATATACGCAGATAAATATATAGATATATATACGTAGTATATTATATATCTATATATTTCAAGGCAGTGTTTGGACTTATATAGAATACTTTCTATATAAAGCTAAAACTAGTGATTCCGTTTGAGGCATTT